TTTCATGTGAGAAGCTCTTACAACCCATGAGGCGGTTGACGGTGATCCTGGGACCCTTCGCCCCCAGGCAACCCCGCATGTAATTCATGAGGTTGGCCTGCAGCTCGCATAGCCACAACCGCTGGCGGTGCAAACCACGGTTGAAAGCTCTTACCACGAGCTGCACCTCGACAGGAGTCAGGTCCCAGATCTCGTCGATGCTTAGACCTGCCTCGAGCCCCAGCAAGGTCAACTCGTCGTAGTCGAAGTCGTAGGGTCCTCGCCGTCGGGCTGCTTCTCCTCCTTCCCTCCGAGAGCCTTGCGCATCGCTAGCACGTAGTCGTACGCGTGCGCTACGTCGAGCTGATCGAGCAACTCGTCTTCGCTCAGGGGATTGCCCCCGTGCCTCAGCCCCACCTCGAGGATCTTCGTGAGCCCTTCGAGGTCTACGTCGTCTTCAGGCATCTGACCTAGGTACTTCTGCACGGACATACCGAAGTGCTCTTTGAGCTCCTTCATCGCCCGGAAGCTTAGCCGCAGTACGTAAGCCTGCTCCCCGATCACGATCGCAGCCTCACCTCGCTTGTCGTTCGCCGTCCTTCCCATGCTTCACCTCTCAACTCTGCGCCTGCTCGGTCAGCGCACCGCTCTTCGCCACCTCGAAGGATACCTCAGCCGCTGCGTCCTGCGACGATGACTCCTCGAAGCTCGTCACGGTACCGGAGAGCAGGTACTCCTGGTAACCAGCGGTGTTTCCCCGCGGACGCCACCGAATATAGCACGTGGTCCCAGCATGGAAGGCATCGTGCACGACCATGAGCCCCTGGTCGTCCTCATCCCAGTGCGCCGTCGCGCTGAACGACCCGCTGCGCCGCGCCGCGAGGTGCTCTTCGTCCCCTCCGCTGTCGAAATCCGTCGTGTCGATCGTGTTACGGCTCATCGGCAACGATGCATCAGTGAGCCCTCCGATCTCGTAGTAGGTCACTCCATCGGAGCTCGCCGCGGCCTTGCCTTCGTAACCCTTCGTGTCACCCATCGTCCTGCTCCTTCTTTAGCTCTTCGCGAACCGGACCACCGCGAACGATACGCCGGTATCATCCGACAGATCAACGTACATCTTACCGATCGCGCTGTTCCAATGTGGGGGTTTGAATGGCCCCGCAATCGAAATCCCTGTGGTAGCATCGGGAGCCAGAGTCACGTCACCTGTCCGACCGTACTCATCTGCCACACTGACCCCCGTAGCTGATTGCTCACTCGAATGCGTGTTTTTCATGAGCAACAGCTCGTTGCCGGTGTTCTCGAACTCGTGATCATTCGCCGCGTCCCCGGCCGTCCACGAAACGTCGTCCAACACCCCGCCATTGGTGGGGATCTCCTGAACTGGTATCGCCGTACGTGCCATCGCCTAGTCCTCCTCTGCTTTCTCCGAGAGCCGGATCTCAGGATAAAGCTTTTCGTGCTCCCGATGCCAGTCAAACATAACTGCCTCAGACGTCCCTTTGATCGGCTCGTCGTTCGCGTCCACCAGGAACGCATCACCGGATCTGATCCAGGTGTTAGCCAACGAGTCCTCGACGTTGTGATGACCTACCCCGTAACGCGTCGAGCCGCCTTTCGGTGCTTTGCTCACCCGTTGCCCCTTCCTCAGGTAAACTCTCTTCATCGATCACTCCCTATGCCAGAGCCGAAAGTTGTTCGTCCACCGGTGCCGCCGATGCCTGTCCATCCCGAGGTAGTTCGGAGCATCCTGCAAGGCAACGCATTCAGTATAATCTCCCCCGACACCGCGCGCGATCACCTGCCGGTGCAGCGCATCGCGGACCGCCCTTGCTTGTGCCTCACCCCCGTCGTAGTCATCCGGATCGGAACGCGTGGTCGCTTGCACGTACGGGTGTCTCAGCTCCACGCTCATTCCGATGAACGGCATCGGTGCGGGACCACCCGTTGGAAGTACGAACGTTGCCGCGTGAGGTACACCCGTTCCCTGAGGCTGCTCGGGCCCATCGAACAAGTTGGTGCCCGAGGTCAAACCGATCCCAGCCCCGTTCAACGCGGTTCGTACGTCACCTCCGGGATCAGCGCTCATCGGCCGCCCTCCCCGATGTCGCCTTCGTCAGGCGTAGCCGGCTGATGCTTGGGAACCGCTCGTACCCCGATCCCCAGCTGGAAGTTGTGCTCGGTCTGGTCTCCGACCCGTTTCCGATACCCTTTCTGCGCGTCGTTCACCGCGCTCTCGAGAAACTTGGGCCCACCCACGACGTGAAACACCTCGACGCGCTCGTGCACCGCCAGCCCGTAGTCCGTCCCGAACCCGATCTCGCATTCAGGCTTGCCGGTGATCGTCACCGACGGTGGAGCCGCGTAGCCGGTGGACCGCAGTCGCCCGACGTCAACCGGAGTCCGTTCCTGCGCCTCCCCGATGATCTCCTGCCCTTCTTGGTACAGCGCAGCGGCTAAAGCAGCCTGGTAGCCAGCGCTGGCCTTACGCATGTTGCGCTTGATCCGTTCCAAGCCTTTGACCCTCGATCCTCTCACAACCACACCTCGTAGTGCGTCACAGCTCCGCGCTTGTCCTTCCCTTCCGCCACCGCGATCGCTCGCCGGTAGAAGCTCTCCTCACTCAACTGGATCCGATCCTCCACCTTTACCTCAGTCTGAGTCATCAACCAGTGCGACGCAAAGACCCGCTCTCCCTGCGCGTTGACCACCGCCTTCGTCTTGATCTCGACGCGCGCCGGCACCCCCGTCTGCGGCGTGCCGTACGACGGATTGCCGCTCGCAGCCAAACCGGTGCGAGCGGCAAGCGTGATCGTATCGTTGAGCCACGACGCGACGTTCACGTGATCCTCCGGTACCGCTTCACCGCCGAACGGGTCAACGAGGGTAGATCGCCATCGGAATCCGAAGCATCACTGCGTGAATCGAAGTACGTAAACGCCGCGGACAACACCTTCTCCGACTTGATAGTCGGGTCTCGGGGCATCGAGTGATACAGCTGCGCTACGAACTGCCTGCACGCCAGCTCGAGGTCACGCGGCAACGACCTAGTCCCAACCGTATCGTTAGGCAACACGTAGCCCCCGGTATACGTCACCTCGTAGAGTTTGCGCTCCGACCCGGGCAACAGGTCGTACCCGATGTTAGGTAACGCCCGCGCGGTCCACGTCCAAACACCCTCGACGTACCGGATGAATCCTAGCTGGGCGTCATCCGTCACTACCTTGTAGTTAGTGGCATCGACCTCATCCCCGTCGTAGGTCACCGTGATGTCGGCGGTGATGTCGATGGGGGTCCGGGCAACCACGAGGAGCTCAGTACCCAGTCCGGGGAGCTGCTCCGTGACCTCTTCCTTCCGGAACTGCCTGTTGGTTCGCGACTCGATCAGCTCCGATACGGTGAGGATCAGCTCCTCGAGCTTAGCGGTCTCGCTGCCTGGGGTGATCCCCAGATCGGTTTCCACCTGAGTTACCGTCGTCAACGCGTTGGTGTCGGTGAGACTCATGCTTCACCAACTCCCGAGCCATCGTGAGGTTCGAAGCGATCCCCTCCTTGACCAAACGCTCCGCCTCGGCGTCCCGTGCAGCCAACCTGAGCTTCCGCGCTTCGTCATCGCTCTGCCTCACGATCGCACGGGCCGTAGCCAGGTCAACGGCCAACCCGCGATCCACCAAGCTCCGCGCCGCGTCGTCCACAATGCCTCGACCTCAACGGCGCTTCGGGTCGTTGCCGCGGGGCTCCTCGCCACCCTTGAGCACCGCTACCCGCGTGAGCACGTCCTCCTTCGGGTACTTCTTGCGCAACTCGTCGAGGGTCACCGCCCTGGCGATCCCTCTCTTCACTAGGTCCTCCGATGTCTTCCGGTCGAAGCCTGCGGTCTCCCCGACGCTGTAAACCCCGAACCGCTGCTCGAAGGTCACCGGCACCGGTTTCTGCTTGTTGTTCATCGCTCGCTCCTCTCAGCTCTCGGCTTTTAGGCAGCCGGCAGCTTGTCCGCCCCACCCAGGATGACTCCGCTCTGCACCGGCCACGCCGGGGACGAGCCTCCGGTGAACGCCACGGTGTGCACGGCCCGGATGTATTGCTTGACCGTCTCGAGGCTCACGTGCACCGACCCGTAACCGTTGTCCGCCGCTACCTGGGTGATCGCGGCGCTGGTGATATCCGTCCAAGCGCTGGTGCCCGTCGAGCTCTCCTGCAACTTCAGATCGAAGGTCTGCGTGGTCGGCGACCCCGTGGCCACTCCCGTCGAGCCCTCCAGCACGCAGCTGTTGTAGCCCGTCCGATCAACGGCCGCACCCTCCACCGCGGCTGACCCGTCGTCGTTCGTCGGAACGGTGCCCACCACCCTCTTGATGTAAGCACCGATGTCGGTCGAAGGATTCATGTTTCACTCCGTTCCGCTGCACGTGGCAGCTACTTCTTAGGCGCCCCAATCCACCTCGGTCAGCACGCCGACCTCGTTCCCGTCATACCGCACCTGCAGGTCGATCTCCATCATGAGGCGCATAACGGTCTCGTCCTGCGAGATCCCGCTGACCACCGCCCCGCTCACGGAGTACGCACCCCCGTCGAAGGTATCAGTCCGGATCCCGCCCTCACGACCAACGATCAGCCGCGCGAAGTCGGCGAAGTAGACCTCCGACTCATCCGAAGTGCCCCCGAGGTTCCGCGGCACGAGGGATGTCGACTTGAAGGGCGACCCGAACAACTCGCCGCGACCGACCTCGTCCTTGAAGGCGTAGTTGCCGTTCCCATCACGGATGGTGTACAAGTGCCACTTCGTCCGCGGAGCGAAGATCCAACCCGGTCGCCTGGTCCGGATCTTAGCTTCCTCCACCAACCGTTGCACCGTCGCGAGGTCAGTCGTGATCTCGTCGAGCGTGGCCGCCGCCGCCGCGTGCGTGATCGCGAACTTGTGGGTCGACGCCACGTGGTAGAGCAGACCCTTCGGCCGGCCCTCCGACCCTGCGCTGCGTAGCAACGTCGAGTCGAGCTCCTCGGTCGTGGTGCCCATCATGTCGTCCAAAATGAGCATGTCGGAATCGAACCCCACCCCATCCGAGTGCCGTAACAACTTGTTGCTCACCGGTACCAGCACCGCCAAGGTCTTCGAGCTGAGCTTGACTTGGCCAGTAGTTTGCTGGCTCGGCGTGATGATCTCACCCTCACCCACCCAGTAGGCGGTCGCCCCCGCGGTCGCCTTGCGCAGCGTGAGGTTGCCCCCGGGCATCGGAGCCATATTCGGGTTGAGCGCCAGTACCGTCGAATCCTCTCGCAACAACGCGATGAACTCTGCGGCCATCTGCTCGGGGATCAACGCCCCGCCGGACTCGAAGTCCGCCTCCTGTAGCGCCTTGGCAACGTACTCGTCATTCAAGGTCTGCTTGGCAAACCGAATCGCGGCGTCCGGGTTACCTCGACCAGCGATCACCGATCGCGCGAACCGAGCCGCTTGAACCCCCTTCCGCGGATAGCCGTTGCTCGGAAACTGTTTGTCGTGCTCCGCACGCATCGCTACGAGCTCCTGGTACAGCTTCTCGTAGCGGTCTTGGCTCTCCTTCTTGATGTCCTCCACCGTACGCTGCACGATCTCCTCGAAGAGCTCTTTGGCCTGCTCCTTGGTGATCTGCTTGGTGGCGTTTTGCTTGGCTGGCTCAGGCATCGTGCTCTCCTTCACTGCACCGGTGGAAGCTGATCCGGTAACCTCCCGGTCAGCTGCGTAAGGGCTTCCCCTAGCACCTCACTGGCTATGTCGCGAAGCTGTTCGGCGGTTACCCCATCACCGACAACTTCTGTTGAAGCGTTCTCGACGGTTGTCCCAGGCCACTCCTCGAGAGCTTCAAAAGCTCGATCGAAAGCCGAAGGCTCATCCAAACTACCATCGACCTGGTTACCGACCACCTCGTAGCGTTGAAGTACTTCTCCAAGGCTGGCTTGAACGGACCTCAAACGAGCTACGCACTCATCACTGAGCGGAGATCTGCCAAACGCCTTCACCGTACTCTCCACGGCTCCAACGAGCTTCGTCGCCAGCTGCTCGACCGAGGTCAGCACCGATGTCAACCGCTTGTTCAGCTGATCGATCTCCTCCTGAATATCGATCTCGTCGGGCTCGGCGTCGTCGACCGACGACGCTGGTGCCCCCCAGCACTTTCCTTCGTCGGTCAGCTCTTTGAACTCGGGAACCTCTTTATCAAACTCCTTGTAGTGCTTCGCCAGGTGGTTGTACACCGCTTTGCGGTCCTCATTTGGGATGTCAACACCACCCCGAGCACCGAGCAACGCGCCCATCGCCGCGCTCACCCCGTTCCAAACCACAGCGTGTTGGCCGGCGGCCCGGTGGTGCGGCAACTTGTAAGCACCCTTGGTGTCCGAGCTCTCGCTGTCCAACCATGTACACATGACCTTGAGATCAACCACCTCGGCCGCAGCTGTTTCTTTCGGCCCGCTCCACGCTTCGTCCTCAGCAGCTTTCGGTGTCCCCTCGCTGTGAGCTGATCCGTAACTGATCGCACCCTTGTCGACGACAGCCGGCAGTACAACCGTCGACCTCGAAGTCTTCCCTTTCACAACCTGCCACGAAGCTTCAACGATGTCCCGCGACACCACGACTAGATCGGTATCGCTATCAAGCACCTCTTCCGCCCACGGTACAAACGGAGTCAGATCGATCCCCGCATCCTTTGCTCCAACCAAAGCTTCGGGGTTTGCCGGTACTGGAGTAACCGACCACTCTAAGAGCTCCTTACGCCCGTAGTTGATCGGCATCCAGCCATCTCGGTCCTTCGCCTCCTCGAACTCGATCGGTCGAAAACCAACGGACGACCCACGCAGTGCGTTGAAGTCAATGAGCTGCAACACCATGTAACCGAGAGGGTTGATGTCCCGTGGAGTGAACTCAGCCCGACTACGCAACCTCTTTTCCTCGAGCCACGTAGACTTAGGAGCAGCAACAATGTGACGAGGGTCATGCAGATTGTGCCCGAAGAGCACCGAACCACCCTTGTTGAAATTGTCTAGCTCCCACTGCGTATCGAGTATGTCCCCGTCGCGGTCCACTACCGGAGTGCTAATCGTGAACGTTCGCTCCAGACCACTTTCACCCGAAACCGCCGGCACCAGCTGCCCGTCCGCCTCCCGCAGCTCGAGCTCGAACGGCTCGCTCCGGCACACGATGAGCTGCGACAGCTGCTTACTCAGATCCTGGTCCGGATCAGCGAGTAGCTCCTTGAACTTCTTCGTTCCGATGCGCTTGCGTCGCTTTCCCATGTACTGCCAACGCTAGCACGGATCACACATACCTTTGAACAGATCTAAACAAAACAGGGATCCGGTGGTCTCAAGATCAGAGCTAGTAGAATGTATTTACTATAAGATCAGAACTACCAGGTCACACAACCAGCTGCACTTCGATCGCCTGCAGCACATCGTTCTCCTGCGCCGCGAAGCCTCGCCGGATCGCCGCCAACGCAGCCCGCTCCCACGGGATCAGCGCTCGGTCGAAGACCTTCCAGTGAGCGTCGGCCTCCTCGCGAGAAGCAGGGCGATCGATAACTGCGCGGGTTGTGCACCGGCAGGAGATCACGTTCCACGCCGACCCGTTGAAGTCTCCTGGGTACATCAACGGCTCACCACCCACGATAAACGGTTCGTCGATACCCACGATGGCGATATCCCCAACCATCTCGGCATGCTCGTCTCGAGTCCTACCATCAGGAGTTTTGAGCCACTGCCTGCGAGCTACCACCCCGCTCTGCTTGTGTGCTGACCACGTTCCGAAGTTGCTCGAACCCATCACCTCGGTCCGCGCGATCCTCTCCGCGCGGTAACCACGAGCATCCGCGAACACGCTGCTCACCCGCTTCGACAGCTCCCTCTTACCCTCCCCAGCCTCGAAACCTTCGATCAACTGGAACCGCAGCTCCTTGCGCGTCGTCGCGTTGACGAGCTCGAAACGACCCTTCGTCGACGAGAAGTTAGCTAGGTGGTCCACGACCAACGGGTTGAGCATGTCGAACGAGATCCCGACACCGAGCTCCGCCAGCTGCGCGCTCCCCCAACTCTCGAGCTGCGACGACCACACCGGTTCGACCTCCGTCATGAGCCGCGTAGGTTGCAACGCTCGCAGAACGTTTTCCACCCGCTCGTCCTTCGTCACCGCCCGCGACGCAGCCTTCGGCGGCGGGTTCCGAAAAACACGTTGTTCCACGGTAGGTGGAACACCCAGTGACTGCGGCAGCAGGTTTACCGGCACCATCCGCACGTCTACGTCCCCCACCGGATCCACGTCCTGCAACGTATTCCATTGCCGTAACGTTAGCGCGTATGGTGCTGCCTTCGCTGCTTCGAGCTGCCGCTCGCGATCCTCAGGGACAGGGCTCTCGTACCAGAGCACGAGGCGCGGATCGAACTGCGGCACGAGCTTCGCCTGGAAGTGGGCACGCTGCCGCTCGGCTCGCGGAACCACTACGTATTTACCCATCAGAAAGTCTGCTGTCCGTGCCTTCGCCCAGTTTGAATCCTCGATGATTCCCACGACCTCAGGTGGCGTCCCAAAGGTTTCCACCACCGTGTTACGCTCGAACTTACGCAGCTCGATGAGCTCCATATCCTTGAACGACCTACCGAGGACGTGGACGTCCACCTTCCCGTTCGTGATCTTGAGCTGATGCGCTCGACGCGGTCCGCGCAGCTGCGCCTTCCACTCCGCATCGATCTGTTTCACCTGCTCGGCTCGAGCCTCGGGATACGCGACGATCGCATCCGGCAGCGCTCCGTTGTAGAAAAACGCTTTGATGAACTGAGCCGCGTACTCATCGGTATCGAGCTCATCACCTAGCGCCTCACCGATCCCTGCTCCACGCTTGTACGGATCGTAGGCATCCGGAATCACCAGATCGAGCACGTCCGCTGCTGGAAACTTTTTCGGTAGGCTGCCCAACCTGATCTCATAAAACCCATCTGGACCCTTTGGCAACTCAGTCACCCAGTGCGAAGGGATCGGCCACTGCCGCACGGGCATACCCAACGCATTACGCTCGAGCAGCGCGAAAGCCTCACCCTTGAGATCGAGGTACACCTGCGTCAACGCCCGCACGTCGAGACCCGTCAACCGATGGCATCCAGCATCGAGGAAATCCAGTAACGGATGATCCGGCAGCTCCCGAAATCGGTCGGCGTCCCTCGCCTGCCGAATCAACGTGTTTCGCTTCACGTGATCCCCAACTAACTGCAAGGCCTTCGATCGCGTTGGCCTTCCCCGGCTGTCAGTCGCTACTCCCACCTTCCACTCGATTGAGGCAGTGGCATGCGCGATCTTGCTCACTACCGATTGCAACCACGGCGACCGTCTGTACATCAGAATAAGTTCGGCGCTCCCTCTACGCGGCGGAGCCTTGCGCCTGAACAACTCCTCGATGACCGCAGCCGCCTGCGCACCGTCAACCGACTTCGGTGTCAACCACGACGCCAGCTTTTGCCTCACCCCGTTCCACATAGTGCCCTCACAGAAGAACGATGTCCTTATACTTAATCAAGAGCTCGGTAACCAGCCACACCAACGCATCGATCCGGTTGGGAGACTCGTTCGACCTCGATGCGTCCCAAGTACACATCTCGTCCTCGAGCAGCGGCAGCTCACCCACGTGATGCACCAAACCCTGCTCGTAGAGAGCGTGCACCGGTTCAGCACGCGCCCGCTTACCCTTCGACGCTCGCACACCCTTGCACACCACACCGGGATCAACACCGTTGATAATGGTCTGCACCATGTCACCGCCCTGGTTAGTCTCGTAGACCACCATGTCCAAGTCACTATCTTGCAACCTGCGTATCGCCACCTTCGCTGCGGTCAACGGTGTCGCCTTCAACGTGTCGTCCCCGCAAACGTACACATGCCCGTCGGTTCCCCTTCCACCCCAGATCTGACCCCATGCATCGGAAGTTTCGGTGTTCGTTGTAGACGGATCCAACGACGTGATCCCCACCACGAACTCCGGATGACTATCCCGCCGAAACTGCTGGATCAGCTTACGCGACCACAACGCTCCCGGCACCTCGGCCGACCACGCTTCCTCGGGGGTAGCTGGGTACTCACGCCGAAACCTGTGCACCCCGAAGAGCTCCCGCACCTTGCCTCGACGCCACACCAGTTGCTCGTTCGTTACCTCATACTTTGTTTTGTACTCGACCTCCTCCGCAGTTAGCTCGAAGTCGTCAGGTAGCTGCTCCTGGTACTCACTCTGCCAAAACCACGGCACGAAGATCGGAATGTAACCTGAGTCTCCTTTAATGGCATCACTCCAGTATTTCCAAAATAATCCGCGTGGTCCAACCGACGTGCTCTCGAGGATCACCTCGGATCCACTACCAGGAACCATCTGAAGAGCTCCAGCCGCGTGGTCCTCCGCGTTCGGCCAGAACGCCACCTCGCTGCCGTGAAAATACTGAATCGTGTCCGAACGACCAGTACCCTTCCCGCCCGCAGTGGCCACCCGGTAACCGCTGTCGAGCTTCCCGAAGACCAACTCCTTCGCGTTCGACGCGGCGAGCTTCGGTCGTACCTGCGATGGACTATTGCGGTAGTACCGATCCGTCATATCGAAGATCGTTTGCGTGCTCTCGTCCTTGTGAGTCAGGATGAAAGCACGCATCCCCCGAGCATGGATCAACTGATGGTAGAACCGAGCCTGCACGTAGGTGGAGATCCCCTGTTGCCGCCCTTTCAAAATTATCGCCCTCACCCTACCGGTCTGCTTCTTTTGCTTCTCGAGCCACTCGTGTACATACCGCTGCGCGCTGTTCAACCTTAGAGGGATGACCTGTCCGTCCTTCGCTCGGATCCGAAGGCATTTCGCCGCGAAAAAATTGAAGTCGTCGCGCAACCGACGACGCATGGTAAGCTCGTCGGTCATTAAAAAGAACCCGTACGATCTACACCAGCACTGGGTACAGGCGTCGGAGGTGGTTTACTCAAACCACTACCACCTTGAGGAGGGGTCGCCTTCTTCGGTCGCTTGAACCATGCATAAGCATCGTCGCGCGTCGGACAGCACACAGTGCAGACAAAACGCTCCACCGGACGCCCACGTAAACCTTTAAACCACCAACCAACACCCCAACCAAACTCACGACGAAACTCTTGCTTGCACTTCTCACACCACAACCACTGAAACAACCTCCACACCTGCCCAACACAAGCCTTCTCTCTATCTTCATGAGTTCGCTTCATTCCGTCTCCTCCATCTTCTTCAACCAGTCCTCGTGGCTGGCCGTCGCATCCACCTTCACCGGCGCGTCGAGCCCCCAGAGCTTCGCCATCCGATCCATGAGCTTCACGACCCGATCCACCGCCTTCATGTTGATCTCCTGCTTACCCTTGATCGCCTTGGGAAGCAGGTTCCTCAACATCGCCTCGATGCGCCGGGTCTCGATCCTGCGCAACTCGATAGCCTTGTCGGTCGTCGACTGCGCCAGGTCCTCCAACACGCGCTTCACCATCTTATGCGCGGCGGCACCAGACACCCCGAGCTGCCTGCCGATCTCGCGATATGAATTCCCGAGGATACGGAGGTCAAAAGCTTTATCCTCTTGCGTGCGCGCCTTCGAGCGTCGACCCGACGTAGCAGATTCAGCGGTGCGCCGACGAGACTTTTTCGCTCGCGTGACTTTCTTTTGAGTAGCTTTCCTCTTAGTATACTTCTTTCCCGGCATGTCAACTCCAGACTGTCACTGACTGAATACATGCTTCTGCAGCTCGGCGATCGCTTCCGCTGCGGACCAAGCCAGCACCACTTGCCACCCCGCCTCCCGGAACCGCTCGAGCCACTTGTGCTGCTGCTCGGTAATGTCCTTGCGCCGGCATTTGAGCAACACCACCGCGCCGACGCTTCCTACGCGTACCGGCTGATCCAGGATCAACACCGTCGGAGCACCCCGCTGCTTGTCGTGCTCACCAAGACGCAGGTACCACGCCTCACCGTTGCTCAACCACTCGACCAGCTTCGCGAGCTCGAGGTCTACCGGACGCCGCTTCGTTCTCATGCAACCATGGTACACCCGATCCACCAACGTTTGAAAGTACCGCCGCACCCTTTTGCCGGCCGATGTCGTGCTAAACCGTATTAGTAAACCGGTGTATTTAGTATAGGCGGTAAAAACGCACGGGGACAGGGTTGGTTCCTTTAAAGTCCCCCTGCTGTACCTTTTTTCTCTATATTATTTATATACTTATCTTAGGGGGTCAGGGGGTCAGGGAGAAGTAGTAGTAATAATAGTAATAAAAAACGGTGGTATAGTAATATATATAGGTATTAGGGGGGAAGGTATAGGGGCGGTTTTCGCTTGTCCCCCCTGACCCCAGGTGTTCTTTCTTGGAAACATTGTGTTTTAGTGGACAGGGTGGTCAGCCGATCACCCTGATGTTGCTGGTTTCGGTGTTGCTCGTTTGCCAAATCGTTCCTTCTATATTATTATGTATAGGTTTGATGTGCGGTTGCTCAACTAGGTTATCTGGAGGAGGTGTGGAAAATGGCTCGTGGGACTAACGGTAAGATCTTCGTCGAGATAGATCCGGATCTGAAGTATCGCCTAGGCGTGAAGTTGACACGCGATAAGAGTACCCTTAAAAATTGGGTCCGTCGAAAAGCGATCGAGGATACTAAGGACGTACCCGTGAAAACCGCGGACCTCTTGAGTGCGGTTGCAGGTCTTTTGAGCACGGCTGTAGATCTTTTGAGCACGGCTCAGAAGACCGGGGGCACAGCCGGCGCCGTTGCTGGTTGCTCGACTGACCACGGAAAGCAGCCCGAAGCCAATGGTGGGGGCAAGACAGCCAGGAAGTCGCGCAAGTCGAAGTACTGATCGTGGCGGGCTCCCGTGCCTTGCGGTTGTCCTCGTTCTCGTGGTACAGTCGGCGTAACTGGCACCCGCGCGTGGCGGTCTTCGGACCTCTCAGCTGCGACCGCGCGCGGGTGCTGAGAACCGCAGCTGATGACATCACGCAGGAAGAAAGCCAAACCAAGCAAGAAGACGTCGTGGTCGGCGCTCGCTCGCGAGCGGTTGGCCACCTACGGGTTGACCGTTGCTGATGCCAAGCAGCTCGGGATCGAGGAGCTCTCCGCGAAGTGCACCGCGCAGCTGCTCTCGACCATGCGGTCACCTCCTGAGCTGCCCTCCCTGTTGTTTCGGTACCACGACGTGCACGGCACTCAGCGCGAAGGGGTGTGGCGCTTGCGGCTGCTGGAGTTGCCAACAGGATCCTTCGGAGAGCGCAAGCAGCTCGGCAAGTACCTGCAGGAGCCTGGCACCCCGCCGGTGATCTACTGGCCACGGACGCGCGCGTGGTCGAAGCTGATTACGCACCCGAGCGAAACCATCTTGATCACCGAAGGGGAAGGAAAGGCTGCGTGCGCGGCGAAGCACGGTTACGCGTGCCTCGGGCTCGGTGGCGTGTGGTCCTGGCGCAGCAAGAGGCACGACTGGTCGATCCTGCCGGAGCTGCTCGAAGTGACGTGGGCCGGGCGCGAGGTGATCGTGGTCTTCGACAGCGACGGGCGGCGCAACGAGCAGGTCTGCTTAGCGGCGGCGCAGCTTACCCGACAGCTGCAGCACCGCGGTGCTCGGACCAAGGTGGTCTTCCTGCCCGACCTCGACGGTCACGACAAGGTCGGCCTCGACGACTTCATCGTGTTGCGGGGGCCGGAAGCCTTCGACGCCCTGCTCGAGGACGGGGAGGAGTACGAGGTCTCGTTGCCGAAGCGGCTGACCGTGGCGGACCTCGGGGCCATCCTGAGGTACGACGCGTGGGACGCGCAGCCCACCCACTGGTCCGGCGCGCTCGAGTACAACGAGTGCACGCAGGAGCTGTGCTTGGGGCGGCGTCCGTACAAGCTCGACGACCTGATCACCGAGCTGCGTGCAGAACTAGCTGGCAAGGGAGCACACGCGGCGAAGGAGGACATCGCGGACGTGGCGCTGCACCTCGCGCGGGACCAGGGCTATCACCCGGTGCGGGAGTACCTGTTGGAGCTCGGCCCGCCGCCTCGGGGGGCGTGGCTCGAACGCTTGGTGACGCAGGCCTTCCGTCTCGAGCAGGACGAGCTGTCGGTTACCTTAATAAGGAAGTTCGCGATCAGCGCGGTGGCGCGAGCGCTCGACCCGGGGTGCAAGGTGGACACGGCGCTGATCCTGGTCGGTCCTCAGGGATGGCGCAAGAGCTCGTTTTTCGGGGCGCTGTTCGGGTCGGATTACCTAGGTGATACGGTGATCGATCTGAGGCAGATCAAAGATTCGATCCTCGCGCTGCACCGATGCTGGTGCTACGAGTGGCAGGAGATGCATACCTATAGGCGTGCGGATATCGAGAACATCAAAGGCTTCATCACGTCGCGGGCGGACATCGTACGGTTGCCCTACGAGCGCAGCCCGATCCGCAAGCCGCGGTGGACGGTGGTGGTCGGGTCGACGAACGACGACGCGTTCCTGACGGACCAAACCGGGTCGCGTCGCTTCTGGCCCGTCCCGGTTCCGTACCCGATCGACCTGGATTGGGTGGAAACGCACCGCGACGCGGTGTGGGCCGAAGCGGTGGAAGCGTACCAGGCTGGGGAGCCGTGGTGGCTCGATGAGGGGTCAAGGGAGGCCAGGCAGTTGTGGCACCGGCACGAGCAGCACGAGGTCGTCGACATTGTGGAGGAGCGGATCCGGTTGTACCTGCAGCGGCGGGCGGAGAACGGGATCGAGGAACCGCCGTCGGTGCTCGACGTGATCGACGGGGCGGGGTTGTCGGAGCGGGTTACCTCCTCGAGGATCGGGTTGGCTATGAAACGCTGCGGATACCGAGGTATTCGGCCTAAGGTAGCGAAGGGGAAGCCGGGGCCGACGCTGTACGTCCCGGAGGCCTGGCAGGGTCAGGTGCGGGATCTCAAGGGTCGGGCTCTCGAGGAGCTGCAGAAGCAACGGGCGAAGAAAAAGAAGTTTTGAGGTAAAGTGGTGAGTGGTAAGAGGTGCCAGCGGAATCCTTCAGACAACGATCAGTCTTTGGACTGCGTTTTGAGTGACTGGCCGTCGCGGACTCTGCGTCGTCGTGGAGACCGGCGGTTGCGGATCATCGACGAGCAGGTGTTCGTGGTAGAGCGCGTCAAGGTGAGCCAGCTGAGCTACGAGCTGCTGTGTTCGGCGAGCACGCTGGGTGCGGCGGAGCGGTACTGGGGCAGGTGGGTAGGAGGTAGCGGTGAGGTTGTTTGAGAAGTTTGTATATCACCATCATCCGAATTCGCGTAGGTTCAAGTGCCGGTGCGGCAGGGTTCACGAGTGGGGTAGGGACCCTACCGTACCAAAGAGGTGGCAGCCGGTACACAAGATAGTATGTTCGTGCGCTAGGATCCACCTTCGTGGGTAGGAGGTAGCGGTGATTGCCAAGTTGGTTGAACAGCTCCGCGAGCTGAAGGACAACGACGCGCGGGCGCTGGAGCTCGCGGTGCAGCTCTGGAACGAGTGCGTTCCGGTGGGGAGTCGGGTGAGCTACGATCGTTGGGGCGCGTGGCATGCGCAGGACTGGTCGGTCACCCGCGGGCCGGCGTTCGTGTGTAACGGGTTGCCGGTCGTGCGGATCAAGGGTATCATGGGTCCGGTGAGGTTGGATCGGGTAGAACCAAGGGACTACGATTCACGTGAAGCGATGGAGACCAAGCGGGTGGACTTCGATTTGTAGGAGTAGATGTGAACGAGATAAAGTTGAAGAGATTTTCCGCTGACTACTGCAACCCTCACAGTTTTCGCATGGTGGAAACCATCGACGGCCCGTGGTGTCACTACGCCGAGGTGAGTAGATTGCTCGACGTGCTCGTGGATCAGCTACGCCGGTCCGAGGCACAAAGGATTCAGATGGCGGTCAGGTGCACGCACCTCGATACCTGTCTGCGGGAAGGACATCACTTTGGCAGGTACGCGCACGAGGAAGCTAACTACGAGGAACCCGAGGTGTGCACGCGATGCGGGTACGTGGAGACCGAGGAGGACCTGCGCCGGCAGGAGGGGGTTGATAGCCTCGAGCAGCAGGAGCACCTCGTAGCTACCTTTAACGGTAGTTACCCGGTTGGCACCGAGGTCTACTTTTGGAATTTGCCGCAGGAAGCTGCTCGTCCTCGCCGTTCGCGCACGAGGACCGTGGCACAGATCCTTTTCGGTCGGGCTGTCGTGTGGTTGGTAGGGCAACCCGGGTGCTGGGACCTGTCTCACGTTAGACCTGTCCCTCCTGGGTTGTGAGGAAGGTCCTCGTGGCTGGGCTGGATCCGATAACTTCTGAGCGCGTCAACGAGCTGTTGACTCAGTTGGCTCGCCTGTTTAGATCGGACTGCGAGTGCACCTTCGTTATGCGTCGACCAGGTGATCCTGAGTGCGAGTTGGTGGCGTCGAACGACGACCTGGACGAGGTGATCCAGGTGCTGCAGCGGAGCAAGCAGCGAGAGGGGAACGATGGCTAGTAGGAAGCACGCGGACTTGCATGATAGGTTGGGTTCGCTGAACGTGAAGCTCACCGAGCTCCTGGCTGAGAAGCAGCTGTTGGAAAAGCTGATCGCGAAGCAGGAGGAGATCGAGCGGGTGACGGAAGACATCTCGAAGCTCAAGGAGAAGTTGAGCGAAGGAGAGCGTGATGGCTAAAAGGGACATCGTGGTGCGGATCGAGTTGGATCCGGAGAACCAAGCTCAGCTGCAGGAGTTGTTCAACGTGCACTTGCTCGAGGTGCTCAACCGGGCCGTGGCGGAGGACCATGAAGCGGTGGAGGCACTGCTCCTGCACAGGGTGAAATGCAATCGGGCGTTGACGGAGGACCTGACAATTCAGGTGGGGTTGATTGATGTTGAATCTGAGGAATTCGATGTTGGTCTGATGGGCATCTTGTCGGGTTTAGCTGGGACGCGTGAGGACGGGTATTCGCGGATTGCGTCGGTGTGGGACATATATTGTTCGGTCTGCGATCAGGTCATTCTTAACATCAATACTATTGAGTTTCCATGCAATGTTTGTGGTGGAGAGCTCATACGTCGCTTACGCGGCTTCGAGCGAACGCGGGAGTGTCCGGAAAACGGTCCGCGTATGGTGTGATGGAGATCGCTATGAAGGTGTTTCGGGTATACAACGGCATGATGGGTTTTAGCGCGGTACACCGGATCGTTGTAGCGGAGAGCAGTGAGGAGGCCGTAAAGATGGTGGTCGCGGCGGTATCCGTTATTAAAGATACGTGGTCTAATATAACTAAACTTAGTGCTGAGGAAGTGGTACTGATCGACGGGGTGGAGGTCGAGGACTACGATTAAGCTCGCGAGCACGTCGCTCGCGTTTCGTGAAGGTGAAAGGTAGGTACGTCGTGAGAGGATCTTGTAAGTGGTTCAACGATCAAAAAGGCTTTGGTTTCATCACTCCCGACGAGGGTGGTTCGGACGTGTTCGTGCATTTCTCGGCGATTCAAGGGGATGGCTTCAGAACCCTGTCCGAGGGGCAGAGGGTGGAGTACGACCAGGTGAAGGGTCCGAAGGGGATCAGTGCCGAGCGCGTGCGGGTGCTGCGGTGAGGGTGCTAGATGGAAGGAGAAGACCTCGGGAACAACAGAAGTATGGTTGTCTATGGTCCCTAGTGAGGATTGATCCTGAGGATCGACACTTGCTCGATGAGCATGCCTGGAGTATCCAGAGAAGTAGGGGTAAATATTATGTAGTAGGTAATGATTGGGTGGGAGGTACGTATAGAAAAAGACATTTGCACAGGATGATTCTCGGAGATTTGGCAGGTGTAGAGGTTGATCATCGTAATGGTGACGGGCTCGATAACCGTCGTTGTAACTTGCGTCTGTGTACCAGGGCACAAAATTGTCAATCCATGAAAATAGCCCCAGGTAAAGCCTCCTTGTTTCGTGGTGTTACCTGGCATGCAGCTAGTAACTCTTGGCGGGCACGCATATCTTTAGTTGGTAAACGATTGCATCTTGGTTTGTTCAGTGAGGAGCGTGCTGCAGCTAAAGCATATGATGATGCAGCTAAAGAACTACATGGGGAGTTCGCTATTTTGAATTTTTAGGAGGTGGGCGGTGGTCGAACCATTAAAAGTTTTTCATTGTCCTGGGCACGGAGGCCTGCGTAATCGCGGCCTCGAGTACGCGGGGTTCGTCGAGCGGGACTGGGTGGTGGAGCTCGCCTGTGGTTACCTTCAGTGGCGCTTCAACCAGCTGGAGAGCGATACCTCGCGCCTGGCCGCTGAGCAACATCGGCTGGCGCGGTTCCGCGACGAATACCTTCCGTATACGTACCGCGCGCGGGCAGCGGAGGAGTGGGGTGCTGATGTCGCGGTGCTTCATCATGTCAACGGTGTATTCTTTCCGAAGGATCACCCGCGTGCGGGCCAAGCTAACGCAGCGGAGAGCGGCCTGGCGGTGTTCGTCGTGAAGGGCGATCTCCACCTCGACGTGCATCAGCGTAGCTACGATCTAGCTCGGCAGCTGCTGCTCGCGGTGTGGCGGCCTCTGCAGCTGTGGAAGGGCCGCACCACGCCGCACCGGGCGAAGCGGTTCGGACACGATGGGAAGCCGCACTGGACCCGGCGGGCGCGGAGTCACCTGCGGCACTACGTCAACCGGGGGATCCCGGCGGTGCTGGTGGAGTGGAGCTTCGCGACGAACGACGCCGACCGGCGAACGCTGTTGGATCCATCCCTTCGAGCGAGGTTTTATCGACCTCTCGACGCATTGGTAGACCACGCATTAAAGTACCGATCACGGTAAGCAAATCTTTCGCTTGACACCCGGTCGCGCTTGGTTCAGACTCGGATCAGCTGAGAGGTACTTTATGAAACCGAGACAGTTCGCGGTTTTGCAAACGGTTCGTCGGTGGTCGTGGATCATGTTGGTTGGGGTGGATCCTTGGGACGGTGCTTGTGCTCTGTGCAGGGTGTCGTCCACCGAGGCCCGTGGTTTCTGCTTTAAGTGCGAGCTGTGCCCGTATCCTGAGGTTTTCGAGCAGCGGTGTTACAAAGATTTTCCTGACCTAAATGATCCGGGCAGCGAACCAGGTCATCCTGGGTTGAAGCTGAATCGGGCTCTAGAGCTCGCGCAGCAGTTCGGAGTCGGTGACGCTGCCTGGGGGATCTACCGTGGGATCGCGGACTACGCGCTGCAAGTGGCTAGGCTCTCTGTCTGGCGTCGCTGCGATCTGTGTAACGGTGGGGACGGGGAGCACGAGTGCTCCACCTGCGGGCAGCTCACGTGCTCTGCTTGTGGCGTCGCGATCGAGGTCGATGAGAGCACCGGTACCAAGCAGGACTGGGAGTGCGATCGTTGTTTGGTCGAGGGGCACAGGTTCGAGTGATGACCACGAGTGAAGCTCTCGTCGTCTTCGGATTCGATCCGTTCGCGCGCCCTACCCTCGCTGCTGCGCGGGCTCGGTACCACGTGCTCGCGCAGCAGCACCACCCTGATCGGGGAGGACGGCAGGAGGACTTCGTCCGGGTGAGTCAGGCGTGGGGGGTGCTATCGCATGACCTCGTTCCAACGGATGCGTGTTCTAACTGCGGTGGGAGGGGTTTTACTCTTGTGGTCAACGGGTTCCATACCCTTAGGTCACGGTGTGCAGCGTGTCGTGGTACCGGGAGGACGGATCGGTATGAGCCCTGAGGAGGTTGAGGTACAGGAGCACGTTTGCAGCAGCTGCCGCGTCGTGGTCAGCTACGAGCCGTGGCCGCATCCTTTCGACGAGGACCCGTTGTGCACGGAATGCCTCGGAGCTCTGCTCAGGGAGAACGAGGAGGCCGACCGCGATGAGTAGGGATCAACGGATCCGGTATTACCTGCGACCGGAGGCGGTGACGTCCGACGAGCTGATCTCCCTGCGGTGCCTCAAGGCGGACCGGCAGGGGTTAGCTCGGAGCACCGAGTTTACCTGTGACCGCTGCGTTTGGAGGTACCGGTGCACGTTGGTCTTCGACGAGGTCAACGTGGGTGGTCGGTGCCTGGTGGAGAGGTGAGATGATCGTTGTGACAAGCGCTTTTGGTTTTGTCTTGGTTTTGCTTGCCTGGGCTTTCTTGGTTATCCGTAACGATGCGAAGGACTACGCGAAGCTCGATACCAGGCACGAAAAGACGTTGTTCCTGTTGGCTGACTTGTACGATTACTGCGAGCACTGCTGCGGTTCCGATGTCGTGCGGGACGGTTGGTGCGGGGACCACGATCCGGATCTGCGTACTCAGGTGAAGGAGTTCCTCGCTGAGGAGGGCTTAGGATGATCACGAAGCGTAACGATCTGCTGGTGTGGGTAGACCTCGAGACAACCGGATTGGATCCGGAGCGCGATGTGGTGCTCGAGGTGGCGCTGCAGCTCACCGACTGGGAGCTGGTCGAGGTGGGTGATCTGTTGCACTTCGTGATCGCGCGTGATCCGGCGGAGCTGCGAATGAACCGCACGGTCTGGCGTATGCACGAGGAGTCCGGACTGCTGGCGGCCATCGAAGGAAAACTAGGAGCTGGTTGGGGGTCCCTGCCTGGTGAGGTTGTCAACACTAGGTCGTTCGCATTGCACGTTCTATACGACCACGTAGCGGCGTACTGCGAGCGCGGGACGGCGCGACTCGCTGGTAGCAGCGTGCACTTCGATCGGAAGTTCCTCGCTCGGTACTTTCCAGGTCTGCTGGAGCACCTGCACTACCGGCAGGTCGACGTGTCGTCGGTCAAGGAGTTGGTCAAGCGCTGGTACGGGCAAGAGTTTCAGAAGCAGGCTAAGCACCGAGCGGCGGCTGACTTGCAGGAATCGATCGCCGAGCTGCGTTGGCTGCGCCGGTTCTTCGCGGATCCGGATCTGGTAAAGGTGCTTGACTAAGGGGTTGATTCGTGCTGCTGACCAGGGATGATTAATGAAGCGGCGAGAGCAGGCAGTTGACCTGTCGGTGTGTTGTAGTTCCAGGTGTTGTCAACCGGCTGAGATCGTTTACTTGGGCCGCCCACTTTGCTGGAAGCACTGGCAGCAAGTCTGCGATCAACAGGAACCAAGGTGGAACCGAGATGGTCCGAAGCGGCGGGCACGTGAAAGGGGTGGGAAGTGTTGAAGCACATCTTGACCACAGCGTGTCCTCGGAAGTGCTCGTACTGTCTTACGCGCAACGTGCCGGTGTTGGACGTCGTGGTGAGCCCGAAGAGGATCCAAGAGCGGTACCGACAGCTGCGCGAGGCGGGCCACCAGGAGATCATGCTCACCGGTGGGGAGCCGACGTGTCACCCGATCTTTCCGGTAATCGTGCAGCTAGCGTGGTCGGTTTTCCGGCGGGTACACCTCACGACGCAGGACACAGGTGTTCTCGACGGGTCACTTCCGCTGAGTCGGCGGTTGCTGAGCAGCGTGGTGCTGTCGGTGCACGACCGGCGTGCGCTGCGTGATGTGCTGGATCCGAGCATCGTTTTACCCCCGTGTTCGGTGTACGTAGCGGTGATGGCTGACTTTTACTATCATGGTTTGGTTAGGCAGTTGGAGCTTCGTGGTTACGCTGGGTTGACGGTCAACGAGAACCAGCGGAGCACTTACGAGACGCTTAACGAAGCTCCTGAGGTGTTGCAAGCATGGACGTGTCGGGCTGAGTTGTCCGACAACGAAGGGTTCAGCATTCGGGTCAACCGGCGCGGGACGTGTTTGGACGATACTCAGATTCTGTTGCCGGACCTAACTCTGATCGACAGCTTTCGACCGTACCTGTGAGGTGAGCGGTGAGCAGAGAGGTAGCTAGGTTCGCTGGGTGCAACGTTGACCGTGAAACGGATCGCGCTCTGCTGGTGTTTGTTCCGGATCTCGAGGAGCAGATCTGGGTTCCGAAATCGGTGGTCCACGAGGATTCGGAGGTCTACAAAGCTGATACCGATGGTGAGCTAGTGGTGTTCGAGTGGTGGGCGACGAAGAAAGGTTTGGTGTAATGGTGAAGAAGGGTGAAAAGAAGATCGGCGCGGGTGAGCAGTTGTTTAACCAACCTTCACCAGTGCTCCGAGCGGAGTCGGTTGACCTGCTGCGATTGGCGGTGGCTGCGAAACGGGGTAACGTCAACTTGACGGCTTCGAGGCTCCAGGCCGCGTGGGAGCATCTGTGTGAGCTGCGATACTGCGCAGCGGTGCTCGAGCTGTGGGACGAGGGGTTGGTGCGCATCACGCCTGACACGGACGAGTCGGTGTTCCTGCGCGTTACCCAGCGGGGTTTCGCGGAGGGCGAGCGGCAGGAGAAGCTTCTCGAGGAGTTGCCGAAGCAGACGGATGTCGTGATCAGCTTGGATCCGAAGGACGGGGGCGGGTTATCGTGAAGGTGTTCTCGTGCTCCGAGAAGGGGTCAGTGGTCGACTTGACTAGGTTGCTGCCGCCGAACGCTGTGGGTTTGTTCGAGGAGCTGCTCGTGCTCCCGTGGGTTACCGATCTGGAGATCGTGGTCAGCGGGAAATGGTTCGGGCTCGTGGTCTACCACGCGTACCCGGAGGGTGTTGACATCGAATCGCAGGTCAAATGGATCGTTGCCGCTGCGTTGGTAGAGGGCTTCGAGCTGCGGCTCGAGGTGGTGCGCGGGCGGGAGGATCACCGGCGGCAGCTGCGCAGGGAGATCGAGATCGGGCGGCGCGGTGGTCAGGAGTACTTACGGAGAACCCATTTGGATCTCCGTAGCAAGGCTCAAAGGGCGAGTGATGAGTTCAGGCGGCAGCTTCCGAAGAGCTGGCGGGAGTAATTAATGTTCTGGTTGGAGCAGTTGGTTATGTTCTGGTCGGATCCGTTGGGACCGGTAATCTTCACTTTGATCTCGTGGCGTGACCGCAGTTCGGGTACTCGTCGACGCTTCGTTTTGAACTGGGCCTTGACCGTCGCCTACTGCTTGTGGGTGGGGAGCACGTGGTGAGCAAACCGTTCCGACCGATGAAGCCCGCGAAGGCGGGTGATCCGGCAACTTTGCGTTACCCGCTGATCGCGCAACCGAAGATCGATGGGATCCGGTGTCTGATCTCGCCGAGCGGCAAAGCGTTGACGTGCACGCTTAAACCGATCCCGAACAACGCGACGCGGGCCGCGCTGGAGGGCAACCGCTTGCTGCGCGGGCTCGACGGGGAGCTCGTGGTGCGCGGGGCGAAGTTCCACGAGACGAGCAGCGCGGTGATGAAGCGATCGGGGGAGCCGGTTCTCGACTACGTGGTGTTCGACGATTTGTTCCTCGCGAGGGACGGTGTCATCTACGGCAAGCGGTGGGATCGGTTGTGGCAGCGATTCAGTCCGAATCGACGAATGCGGGTTGGTAACGTCACCGTTACGCCCGTCAGGTCGTGGGTGGTGGCGACGCACGAGCAGGTGCTCGAGGCGGAGGAACAGGTGCTCGCCGAGGGTTACGAGGGGTTGATCCTCCGCGATCCGAGCGCACGCTACAAGTACGGGAGGTCAACGCGTCTCGAGCAGGGGTTGCTCAAGCTCAAACGCTTCGAGGAGGATGGGGAAGCGTTGATCATTGGGTTCGAGCCGCTGTACACCAACGAGAACGCGGCGCAGCGCAACGCGTTGGGCCTGACGGAGCGGTCGACGCGGCAGGCTGGGAAGCGCCGTCGGGAGCTGCTCGGGAAGCTCGTGGTACGCGATCTGAAAACGAACGTCGAGTTCCGGGTAGGCTACGGGTTCACCGACGCGCAGAGGAGGGAGTTCTGGCGGCAGCGCCACCAGCTCCGTGGCCGGATCGCGAAGTATCGCCACCAGCCGTACGGGGCGAAGGACAAGCCGCGGATCGCTGGGTTCTTAGGGATTCGGGATTCGAGAGACATGTGCGAGTGAGTTATGGGTGCGGCGGTGTTATCGCAAGTGGGTCGGAAACTTGTAGAGGAAGGTAGCTGATCATGCTAATCGTGGTCGAAGGGATCGACGGGAGCGGCAAGAATACCGTGGCGGATGGGGTGGCAAAGGAGATCAATGCGCTGCGGTTGGATTTTCCTTTAGAGGAAGGTAGTCCAGCTGGTTACGCTGCCCGTATGTATCTGCAGAACAAGTGGTACGCTTCGCACGAGGAGTGCGATGAGCCTGTCAACGAGCAGGAGTGGCTGTTCTCCAAGCACGGAGCTCTTAACCCGTTGCTGCTTCAGAGTCTCTTGACGGTCAACAAGTACGAGCAGCTCGAACTCCTGCGGCGGCATGCCGGGGTGCATAACCCGAGTCACCTAGTGCTCGCGTGCTACACGCCGAGTGCGCTGGTTTACGGGGGCCTGGACGGACTGGACCGCGGGTGGCTCGCAGGGATTCACGCTGGGTTGCCACCAGCGGATCTGAATTTGCTGGTGCAGGTGAGCACTGAGGTCGCGTTACGGCGGTGCGCGGATCGGGGTACGCCTCGGGAGCTCTACGAACGACGAGAGATCTTGGAGCGGGCCTACGACGCCTACCAGGAGCTGTGGTGCGCGAACGGCGGTTTTAAAGGTGGGTGCTACCAGTGGGATATCCTCGACGGAGATCTGCCTGTGGACCAGGTAACCAGCCTAGCATTGTTTTGCGTTAGGAGGTTGCTCAGCGATGAGTGCTGAAACCACGGTGGTTCAGCTGCACGACGGGTCGCTCTACGACTACCTGCGACCGTCGCTCGCGGCGCTTACGCTGGCTAACATCACCGTGCAGCTGAGTCGGTTGCCTCGGTTCGTAGGAGCCACCGGTGAGGTGTACACCGTTGGGCAGCACAGCGTGCTGTGCTCGGAGTTGTTGAAGGCGGATCCGGTCCTAGCCCGGTACGGGCTGCTCCACGATGCTCACGAGATCGTGATGAATGACATCTCCAGACCGTTGAAGAACACGGTCCGAGAAGTATGTCGTAGATTTAACATCGGGTTGAACCCTCTGAACTTCGTGAACGAGAAAGCTAGGCTCGCGGTAGCTGCGAAGTTCAACCTCTCACGAGAGGTGCCGGCCCTGGTGCGTCTCGCGGACCAGCACCTCGTCGCGCTCGAGCGCGAGCAGCTCATGTTTCGGACGGCTGAGCTCGACGAGCGTTGGAGTACTGTTGTTGGTCGGGTGGAGGGTTTCCCCGACATCGAGATCAAACCGTGGGACGAGACGACTACGCGGAAACGCTTCTGGCAGCTCTGCCAGGTGTTTTACCCTCGACAGACCGGGGGTGGTAGTGTACCTTAACGACCAGCTGAGAGGTGTCGTGATGGCCAAGCAGAGAAAACAATCGTTGCCAAAAACCTTGGGGGCTTGTGCTGACGAGCTCTATAAGATCAAGCAAGAGCGATCGCGAGTGAACCAGCAGCTGGCGAAGCTGGACGATCGCCGCAAGGAGCTCGAGCAGCACCTGGTGGATCAGCTTAGCGCGCAGGACGCGAAGGGGATCAGCGGGAAGCTGGTGAAAGCCAGCATCGTAGTGGAGCGCGTGGGCACCGCGAAGGACTGGGGGAAGATCTACGCGTACGTCAAGCGCAACGGGGCCTTTCACCTCCTGCAGCGGCGGTTGTCGAACACCGCGCTCAGGGAGATCTGGGAAGCCGGTAAAAAGGTTCCCGGGGTGGAGGTCTTCAACCACAAAAAAGTGAGTCTGACGAAGGTCAGGCCGAGGAGCAAGTGATGGCACGACGAAAGAGTGAGACGAAAGCGATGACGAGGTGGGATGCGCAGCTGGCCGAAGCCGCCAAGCGGATGCAGGACCAGGCGGCTGACTTCGGTGGTGGGCGGTTTATCTCTGTGCGGGGAGGTCAACTGTCGATTGACGGAGACGCGGTGCCGGGAAACCGGATCGCAGTGGTGGTTCTGGACTCTTTGCGGGAAAACGTCTACTACGACGGCGATTTCGATCCGGATGACCCGCAGGCTCCGCTGTGCTTCGCGTTCGACGTAGGGGGCCAGCTCGCGCCGCACGCCGATGCGCAGGACCCGCAGTGCGACACCTGCAAGGACTGCCGGTGGGCGGAGTGGGGATCGGCTGACCGGGGGCGCGGGAAGGCGTGCCGGAACCGGATCCGGTTGGCGGTGCTGGCCGCAGGGAAGCTCGACAGCCGCGGGGCGTTCGAGGCTTACGACGATCCGGGCCACTTCGCGGGGGACGCGATCTACCAGCTGAGCGTGCCGCCCACTTCGGGGAAGATCTGGAAGCGGTACCTTGGAGGTCTCGGAGGGGCTCACCCGGCGACGGTCTACACGCTGATCGACGTGGTACCCGATCCCAAGGACCAGTGGCACTTCGCTTTCGAGCGGTTGGATCGGGTGCCGGACCAGATCGGTCAGGTGCTCGTCGAACGGTTGGGTGACGCGCGCGAAGCGATCAGCCAGCCGTACCAGCTGATCGAGCGCGAGGAGCAACCCAAGCCGAAACGCAGAAAAAAGGTTCGACGAGCGAGCGATGACAACCGGGCTCGACCGGCTGCGACGGGTAGACGGGTGACCTCGACGACGCGAAAGACGAAGACCGCAGCTCGAGGTGATGGTGAGACGACCAGGAAATCGCGTAAGACGAAATTTTAGTGCCTCTGACTTGGTACGTGAGGTTGAGTGGTAGGGTCGTCGGATCGGTTATCGCTCGTAACGAGGAGGAGGCTCTTCGCGCTTCCGTGGTGAAGTATCCAGGTTGGGGGATCGAGGAAGATAGATCCGTCGAGATCAAGAAAAACAGAAGAAGGAGGAAGAAGTGAGTAGGGATAAGAGCCGTGAACTGGTTTACCTAGCGATTGACAGTGAGCGCGATTACCAGGAGGCGCTGTGGGAAAAAGCGGCTTCTGGGGGGAAGCATTCCGAGGGGGAATTCCTTCTTTACATCGAGGAGTACGTACAGCGAGCTCGTTGGGTCTGTACGCAGAAAGCTGATCCGGAGGGAAGGGTCGAAGCTCTAAAAGAGATCCGCAAGGTGGCAGCGCTGTGCGTTGCCTGTATGGAGAAGCACGGTGCTCCGCAGCGTGACCTAGCTGATCTGAACGCCCACGCCTTTCGCCGTCACGCAATCGCGGTGGAGAGGTCTGTTGATCCTGAAACCGAGATCCAAGAACACTTCGTGTCTGTCTTAAATGGTGAGCAGGGTTATCGGTGAACAGCTGGCTTCGCGACGCAGCGGTAATCGATTTCGAGGCTCTGCCGATCCGCAATCGACCGACTTACCCGCCGGCGCCGGTCGGGGTGGCTCTCGACGTACCAGGGCGGCGTGCACGTTACCTGGCGTGGGGTCACCCGACCGGCCGCAATAACTCGACGTGGGAAGAGGCTCGGCGAGAAGTGGGTGACTTGCAGGCATCAGGTCGTCCGCTGCTCTATCACAACGCGAAGTTCGACGTCGAGGTGCAGACTACGCACCTAGATCTGCCGTTACCGCCGTGGGAGCAGGTGCACGACACGCTGCCGATGCTCTTCCTCCAGGACCCCAGGGCACCAGATTATCAGCTGAAACCGTCGGCGGAACGGTTACTCGGGGAGGCTCCCGAGGAGCGTGATGATCTGATTGATTGGTTGGTCGAGCATCAACCGGTGCCTGAGGTAAAGCTCGTTCCGACCAGAACGAAATCACGTAGTAAGAAGGTGAAAACCACCACGTACGCGGGGGCATATGTCGCTCTTGCTCCACCATCGGTAGCTGGTCCGTACGCGATCGGCGACGTGCGTCTGACGAAGTTTATAGCACGTCACGCTTATCCCTACATTGAAAAGATGGGCATGGTCGGAGCGTACGACCTCGAACGCGCGCTGCTGCCAACGCTCCTGGCTATGGAGAAGCGCGGGGTGCGGGTGGACCTCAAGCGGCTCGGGAAGGACATCGATCTCTACCAGCGAGCGCTGGTCAAGCTGGCTGCGTGGATCCGGCAGCGGCTCGGGGTGAAGGAGGACTTCAATCTCAATTCGCCGAAGCTGGGTGAAGCGTTGGTGAAGGCGCAGGTGGCGGATCCGACGAAGCTCGGACGCAACTCGAAGGGGTACGAGGTCAACAAGGACGCGTTGGAGCGCGGGGTGACCGACCCGCAGATGCTCGCGGCGCTGCGGTACTACGGGTCGATGACTTCTTATCTCAGCAACCCGCTGACACCGTGGTACGAGCAGGCTAGCGTCACGGGTGGACTGATCTATACGACGTGGCACTCGACGCGGCGATCGCACGACGGAGGGGGCTTGGCGGGGGCGCGTACCGGGCGACTGAGTTGCACGCCGAACCTGATGAACCTACGCAAGAAGGTAGAGCAGCACTTTCGATCGCGTAGGGATAAGTCTTTGCCGCTAGCCCCGGTGAAGCTACCTCCGCTGCCAGTCATTCGTCAGTACATCGTACCGCATGACGAGGGGGAGGTGCTCTTTGGGAGGGATTTCAACGGGCAGGAGCCACGGGTCTTCGCCCACTTTGAGGACGGCCCTCTCTGTCAGCGGTTCAACGAGGAACCGGAGACCGATCTCCATCAGGAGGTGGCCGATCAGGTGAGTGCTTTCGGTTATCCTATTCCGCGCAAGAAAGCTAAGATTATCAATCTAGCTACTATGTATTCCATGGGGATCGGCACGCTGGCTGAGCGGTTGGGTTGTAGTATCGGTGAAGCGAAGAGCATCCGAAAGGCGTACTTCGAGTGCTTTCCCTCAATCCGATCGTTGTCGGATGAAGCTCGTAACCGATTCAGGCAGAAAGCCTTCATTCGAACGTTCGCCGGTCGGGTGTACTACGCGGAACAGGGTAAGCTTGTTAATGGTCGATGGCAGGATTTTGCTTATAAAGCGTTGAACATTCTGATCCAAGGATCGAGTGCGGATCTCACTAAGCTAGCGATGAGGGACTTCGATCGCGTGGCCCGAGCCAAACTGCTGATCTCGGTACACGACGAGATAGTTTGCAGCGCTCCGAAGGAGATCTGGCGTGAGGAGATGGATCTTCTTCGATCTGTCATGAACTTGCCCAGGTTAGATGTACCGATCCTGAGTGAAGGTTACAAAGGATTTAACTGGGCGGAGATCGAATCGTGCGCGTAGTAATCTGTTGTAGATGCGGTGTTAGATGCGAGCGCACCGGACGAAACCAAAGGTATTGCGTTAAATGCAGAAAGGAGATCGGTAGAGAGGTTAGTTATCAGTACGCCGTGAGAAGCGGGCGCATTAAGAACCCTGGTGTTGGTAAAGGCAAAGCACAAGGTCGAGGTTTGGATCATTATAGTTACAAAAATGGCACAGGGTCCTACAAAGGATGTGTGAAATCGTTTTGTGAACGATGCGGATCACAAGCTTTCTTGTGCGTGCATCACCGTGATCGCGATCGAGCTAACAACGAGCTGAGCAACCTCGTAACGTTGTGCAGGAGCTGTCATCAGAGGGAGCACGGAGCTGCCGATCACTTGAACACAGACGAAGCTATTAAAGCTAGACACCGGAGCAGGTCTAGGTTAGCCAAGCGTTTGAACAGAAAACGACCTCGAGATGACCGAGGAAGGTTTATCGGGTAGAAAGGCGGTGTGATGTCTCGAAAGCCAATGAAACGAATTGTTGCCTGGTCCGACAGTCGGAAGCGTGATTACGATATGTGTCCGTTGAAGGCCTTTTTCAAGCACGTGCAGAAGATCCGCGAACCGGAGAACGAAGCAATGGCTCGTGGACAACTGATCCATACCGAGGGGGAGGAGTACGCGATCGGTAAGCGTAAGAAGCTGCCGAAGTCTTGTGAGCTCTTCGAGGAGGAGTTCGCCGAGCTGCGGGCGGTGCGCAAGCGGATCGAGCGGGAGAAGGAGTACGCGGTTGATCGGTACTGGCATCCGTGCAGCTGGTTTGCGCCGGAAACCTGGCTGCGGGTCAAGGCTGATTTGGGTTACCTGCTAGACGATGAGACCTACCGGGTGATCGACCTGAAGACCGGCAAGGTGCGGCCGGAGAACGTGACGCAGCTCGACATCTACGCCCCGGTGGTGCACGCACACCAACCTGAGCACGTGCTCGTGGTGCAGGCGGAGCTCTGGTACCTCGACTGGGGGGAGATCGAGGAGCGGCGGTACTCGCGAGCTGATTCGTTACGGTTGCAAAAGCAATGGGAGAAGGAGACGAAGCGAATGCTCAGCGACACACAGTTCAAGCCGACACCCAGTCGGCTCTGCGCGTGGTGCTGGTACGGTCAAGCGAAGAAGGATGAAGGCGGTCCGGGGCTCTGCGAGCACGGATAGGAGGTGAGAGATGCCGAGTACATCGGACGAGCAACGAGCGCGATGGCCAGGCGGCGACGCCGAGGCTGTTAGGGTGCTGGAGCGAGCTGGTTACCAATTGAATCAGTATTGGTCCTGGGAAGCGCCAGAGGGTCATACACCGACCGCGAGGGAGCTGGATGCGATTGGGTACCTGGTGCACGAATGGGATTACGGTACGTTGGTGCGTGCTACACCAGACCAAATACATTCGATTTGGAGCAGTCCTTGGCAGGAGCCATCAGCGTGAAGCGGTTGGAGAGATCGGTGGAACGACGCTTCGTGCAGCTGCTCGACGACCGCGGGCTCGAGCACGTTAAGTTCACGCCGTGGAGCCGGACAGGTCGGCCGGATCGCTTGGTGCTACTGCCTGGCGGTCGGCCGGTGTTCGTGGAGCTCAAGCGATCGGGCGAGGTTCCTCGTCCGTTACAGGATCATGTGATCAACGAACTGCGCCAGCTGGGTTACCCGGTGATCGTCGAGGACGACGCGGACCGCGCGTTTCTCCTGGTGCTGCAGCACGGAGGGTTAACGCGTGAGTGACTTGCTCGAGGTGAGACCCGAGTCCTGGCAACCGTACGCGTACCACAAGCGCGCGGTGAAGTGGTTGGTCGAGCACCAGTATGGGTTGCTGCTGCTCGACCTCGGACTCGGGAAGACCGCGTGCACCCTTAAGGCATTTGACATTTTGCGCGAAGCGAAAGTGGTTCGCCGAGCGCTGGTGGTCGCTCCGCGCCGGCCGTGCTACGAGGTGTGGAGCGCGAAGGAGGGGGGTGAGCTCTGGCGGTGGACGGACTTCCACCACCTGCGCGTGGTCCTCCTGCATGGTCCGAAGAAGGATCGACGTCTCGAGGACGACGCGGACCTCTACGTGGTCAACTGGAGCGGGCTGCGGTGGCTCGACGAGAGCGGTGGTTTTCGATCGTTGCTGCGACGCGGGCTCGACCTGTTGGTGCTGGACGAAGGGAGCAAGATCAAGAACCTACGGACCGAGCGAGCGCGAGCGGTGAAGCCGCACCTGTCGCGATTCGCGCGGCGGTGGTTGCTGACGGGTACCCCCGAGTCGAACTCGCTGCTGGACGTCTTCGGGGAGACGTTCGCGGTGGATCTGGGGAAGACGTTCGGACCGTACATCACACACTTTCGTACTCAGTACTTCCAACCCTGTGGGTACATGGGTAAACAATGGAAGCCTCATGAGGATACTGAAAAGAAGATCTTCAAGCGCCTGAAACCGATCTCCCTTTCGATGCGAGCGAAAGACCACCTCGATCTCCCGTCGCTCGTCGAGCGAAACACCTGGATCGACCTGCCAGCTAAAGCTCGTAAGGCCTACGACGAGCTCGAGCGGGACCTGATCACGCAGCTGGATGACGGGACGCTGACCGCGGCGAACGCGGGGGTGGCTAGTATCAAGTGTCGGCAGGTAGCGAGCGGCGGGGTTTACCGGGAGAAGCTGATCCGAGTTAGGGGTGCGTCGAAGCGCGGCAGGGAGACCGTGCACCTGCACGACGCGAAGACCGAGGCGCTGGTTGACATCGTAGACGAGCTGCAGGGGTCGCCGTTGCTGGTGCTCTTCGAGTTCGGTCACGACCTCGAGCGCATCCGGAAGGCGCTGGGGCGGAGCACGCCATCGCTCGACGGGAGGACGTCGGACAAGGAGGCCTCGCGGTTGATCGTGAGGTGGAACGCTGGGAAGCTCCGGGTACTTTGCGGTCACCCGGCGTCGATGGGCCACGGGTTGAACCTGCAGCGCAGCGGGCATCACGTGTGTTGTTACTCGATAGGGTGGAACTTAGAGTTGTATTCTCAGGCGATCAAGCGAGTCCACCGACTAGGGCAGAAAAAGCGAGTGATCGTCCACCGGTTGCTCGCGCGGGACACGGTGGACGAGGCGATTGCTACGGCGCTGCAGCGCAAGCACAGTGCGCAGGAACGCTTACTCGACGCGCTGCGGGGCTACCTGCGTCGGCGAAAAATTTGATTACGCGGATCGGGTGTGGTATCGTTGGGAGAACGCTGAGAGGTAAGAGTGAGCAAACCACGTTCCCAGATCGAGTTTCCCTGTCCGGCGTGCGGTAAGCGCTTCCCTCTCCCGACACTGCTTACTCACGTTGAGCAGGGAAGGTGTAGACAACGACTGAACAAGCTGCGTAGCAAGCTGTTCAAGCGGAGTGGGAAGCGATCGGCAGCGCAGGTGCTGAAAGCGGAGATCCACGAGGTGCTGACCAAAGGGGGTGCGGTGTGAAACGCCGCCCTCTTACTGAACGATTTTGGGAAAAGGTGTTAATCACTACACCCAAGGATTGTTGGCTATGGCCCGAATTACTATATTTTGCGGCCCGGATGGCTCAGGCAAGAGCACGTTGGCTCACCAATATGCCGATCGTACCGGAGCGCGTTACTTCCATCACGGACCGTGCTCGCGGGTAACTGGTAATCACCTGCTCAAGGTGTACCTCGAGATGCTGCTGCCGGCGCTGTGGGGTTACCAGGACGTGGTGCTCGACCGCGCGTGGCCCTCCGAGCAGGTTTACGGATCGGTGATCCGAGGCAAGGACCGCGTCGGGTCGATCGGGGCGCGGTTGCTCGAGCGTCACGCGCTGCGCTGCGAGGTAGCGGTGGTGCTCTGCCTTCCGACGCTGGAGACCTGCCGCGAGGTGTGGCAGCGGCATGGGCGCGTCGAGCTCTACAGCCACGAATTGCTGGTACGCGTGCACGGGGAGTACCAGCGCCGGTGGCACGACGGGTGTTTTACGGAGCTGCCGCTGGTGACCCACGCAGTGCACGGGCACGAGGAAACGCTGTGGCGCGAGCTCGCGGCGGTGCACGAGCACCAGGAGGCGCACTACACCCTGCGAGGCATGGGTGGAAACCTGCTAGCTCCGGTGGCCCTGGTAGGTGACGAGCTCGGACCGATGCGCAACGAGGACCTCGCGATGCGCGTGCCGTTCGGATCGTTTAGCGGCGCTGGGTGCAGTCGGTGGTTGACGCAGCAACTACAGCTTAACGGGATCCGCGAGGACCAGCTGCTGTGGGTGAGCGCGGACAACCCGCAATTCCAGGATATAGCCACTGAGTGGCTTATGCATAAGAGTGCGGTGTATGCTCTTGGGAAGCAAGCCAGTCAGCGTTTGTACGAGGCTGGAATTTCGCACGTCGAAGTGGAACATCCGCGAAACGCAAAACGGGTTTGTCATCGGCGGGCGTACGAGCTCCCACGGTTGATCAAGGAAGTGCTCGATGAGGAAGGCTAGACCGAAGAGTCGTCAGGACCGGCGTAGCCCGGAGTGGCTCGTGCGGTGCTTGGAGCGCGAGGTGCTGGGGGGAAAGCGCTTCCTGCTCGACCCGGCGGCGTCGAATCACAATGCTGTGTGTAAGCGCTACTATACCGAAGAACACGACGGGCTCGTGCCCAGGTGGGCGAGGTACAACTACGTCAATCCCGGGTTCGCCAAGGAAGCGTTGTGGCTGGAGAAGGCGATCGCGGAGTGGCGGGACCGAGGTTTTACCTCGTGCGTGCTCGGACCGACGGGTTGTTCGCAGGAGTGGTTCCACGAGCTCGCGCGGCTAGGGACGGTTTACGCTCCGAACGGACGGATCTCGTTCTGCGACCCGGGGACCGGAGCTCCGCACGCGCCAGACGAGACGGGGGCGGACCGTGACACGATGATCTACGTCTTCGGGCCGGAGTTCGTCAATCGTCGGCGCGACGGATGGACGATCCGGCCGCTCGACGTGCGCGGCTTCCTCGAGACGTGGGATGGCCACCTCGGTGCGGTCGGGTGGAAGGGAGGCCGGTGATGCCATCGACCGACCGAGCGATGCTCGCTGACCTGGCAAGGTGGCTGCTCGAGCCTCGGACTATCTCGAGTATAACCGAGCACTGCGGGATCGGCGTGTCGGGGGTGTACCGGCGGCTCCGCGCGCTCGAGCGGGAAGGGTACGTGATCTACCGGAGGCGGGACCGTGAGACGGGGGAGCTCGTCCGACAGGCAGCTGGGCGGGACGGGATCCCGGTGCAAGTGGTTGATCCTGTTGACGAAAAAAGATGATTCCTCCGATGTCGATTTAGTTGAAGTCAGCGAAAAAATCGCCGATACTAGGATCATGAAGACAACGCGAGAGATGCAGATAGCCTACCGACACGGCAAAGCGCATGCTGGCCAAGACATGATGGGTATCGCTTACGGTCCGGATGGCGAGCGTTGGGGTTGTTGGATGGATGACCCAGTGCTGCGTTTATTTTGGGGCGCCGGGCACGAAGAGGAGCAAATGCCTCGCTGGGTCGAGGCCGAGCGCTACGGGGATCTACCCGCGGAAGGTGTGTCACGTAACTATACAGATGACCGAGCTGAGGCAGGTGTGTCGGTGGCACGGTTGCTCGACGGTAGCGATGACTACAATTGGATGATGGGTGCGTGGGGTGAGGACAGTGCTTACGCCCGCCCAGTCCGCAAGGTGGCGGGGTGGTTGCACCACGATCGCGGCAGTGACGGCGAGCCGTTGTTGGTGGGCGCTGTGGAGGTGCACTGTGGCTAAGCTTAATCCCCGTGACGTCAAGCAGATAGCGATTGACGCGCTCACGACCGATGACACCCTGGCGGTGACTACGCGAGACGGAGAGCGCTTTATCGAGCTGAGCCCACGGGACATCCTGCACGTGGCCACCCGGATCGCCATCGAGATCGCCAGCAACCACGCTGGTAAAGTTGTCGAGGAGCTGTGAGATGCGTGCGATCGAGGGATCACGAGCTGGACGACCGGTAGCGCGGGACGACCTCCTCGAGGAGGAGCGCCGGCGCTACCGCGAGGCGAGCACCCCGTCAGACGCACAGCTCGCGTACCGTAGCTTGCTCCGGTCGGCTGCGCGGAGCTGCCTGGTGCTCAAGGCGATCGAGCAGCGCAGGGGTGTTAAGTGAGAATGGACATCACCAGCGATGACCTCGATCTCGCCGCGAGGCGGTTGTGCCTCCAGCACCTGTTAGGCAACCACGGGGAGTTACACAAGCACCGGCACGTCTTCGTCAGGCAACACTCGATCACCGGCAGGTTGGGTCAGATCGAACCGCTAGCGATGCAAACGTGGCACGATGCGCTCGCGCGGGAGCTGCTCCGGCGTGGTTACCGGCACGAGAGCCCGTACACGCTGCCTCCGCTGGATTACCTGCCGTTGAAAGATCGCTTGGGTCGAGTTGACCGGGAGACAGCGTTGGAGAACCTTACCAGGAGGTGCGCAGCGTGCCGCGAGCGGATCTTCCGGCTGAACGCGTGGCTGCTTGGTTGGAGGAAGTAATGAAGAGGTATCGTTGGATGGTTTTTCAAAAACTTCGGACCGAGCTGTTACATCAACTCGTATGTCGAGCGGTTGAGAACGGGTGGACGCCGGTGCAAGTCGTCGTGATACCTGGTCGGACGTACTCGAAAGTAGATTTCAATCATCCTTACCCGGGGCAGCGTACCGCTCCCATGACAGCTACAGAAGACTCAACTGTGCTCCTTCTGGCGAAGAGGGGTTGGCTGCGTCACCAACTCCGACGGCTGATCGACTGGTTGACCGGCCGTAGGAAGTAATGGCGTTCGACCAAACCCCGAGCCGGCCGTGGAGGTCACGAGGTAGATAGATGATCACCGTACGCACAAATACCGACTCCTTGGGGATCACCTATTGCGTGGTTTTGCACGAGGGGTGGACCTTGCTGGTGTTGGCTGTTGTGCGTTCTGAGTCGCGAGATGTCTTACCGTGGCGTACCACACACTTCGAGCCTCATAAAAGTGACGCGCAGAAGGGGTTTTTGATTCATGCGCACGAGGCACTCGATGAACGCGGGCCCGGGTGAGCCGGGCGCCCCGAGAGGGTACACCTACTAAACACCGGCCATACGATGCCGGAGAACTTTAGCCAGCGTGGGTGCTGGAAGGAATGACCGAGGGGTGAAGCAGCTACGGGGTTCGCAGTTGTTTCACCACCTCCTCGAGCTGCCCGTTACGACGAGCGGTTGGAGGAGGTAGACAATGGCTCTCGATCGAATTCTCTGCAGTCAGTGTGAATCAGCACTTCCGCCTAATGACATCGTAGATTGTGCTTGTGGTCTACCGTTCTGTGTGGACTGTTATGACGGACATTTTCTTAATTGCCCATTGGCGCTCGAAGCTGCAGGGTTTCACTCGGACCCAACTGAGGAGGTCGTGCACTCGTCCGAGGTCAAACTGGATCGTTATAACTTGATCGACGGAGCATTGACCGTCGACAACTCGAACGGAGTTTGGTACCTGCGCGCGGCTGCAGACCAGCGCTTCGAGCTCCTCGAAAGGGAGTACGACGAAACCCTTCTGGCGCAGAAGCGAGCTGAACAGCTCGTTTTAGATCGTGATAAGCACTGCGAGCAGTACTACCTGGAACGCGGTGAAGCCCGAGCACTGGTGCTGCGACTCATCGCGGCGCAGGGACGCGTGGGGTGGGAGCAGGGAGAGACCGAGCAGGAGATCGTCGATCACGCGTTCAACCAGCTCCACAACTGGGGACTCGACCCGCACAACGACGTCGAGGCGTGCCGAGCGCTGCTCGAGCAGCATAACCCGCAGGCGGACCTCGAGCTGATCCGCACGCGCGAGGAGCTGCTCGAAGAAACTGCGGAGATCCTGCGTACGACTGAGCAGGAGCTGGGGGAGCTCAACGGGAAGCTGGACGATCTGCGTATGTGCATCGAGGGAGGGCACGACTACGGATCAGGACCGACGGCCGACGAGATCTGTTATCGCTGCGGCCACCGCGGACCAGGTGACCGCGAGCACGCGTTGCGGTTGGGGAACGAGCAGTTGAAAGCGATGTGCGAAACCTGGCAAAAGGCTTACAACGAGTTGTGGCAGACGGCGCGCAGGCAGCTCGATGATTTCAAAAAGGAACTCGGGTTATAGTCCTGATAACAGATCAAAGGAGTGAAGCATGAGGCGGTTGAGCAAGTGGGGAGTGGTCAAGAGTTGGTTGCGGTACTGGTTGATCGACGACGTGCACCCGGGTTACGAACCGGGGCGCTTCGCCACACGGTGGACGGTGTTCGTACTGCTGGCGATCGCCGTGATCGTACTGCTAGGGGTGGGAGCGATCGCGCTGACCGGGTGCGATCCCGAGTGCACGGTAGCGTACCCCAACGTAGGGAACTACAAAGGCCAACCGGGTTACTACACCTTCCGCGCGACGCACCGGTTGAGCAACGGGGCGTTGGTCGAGCTCCACCAGCCGTGGTTGATCGAAGAGCTCGACGACGCGGTTACCCGAGCGCTGGATCTGGCCAAGGCGGTCGGTCCGACGTTGACCGACGAGGAGCTGGACGACGAGCACGGGTTCTGCGTAGCGCACTTGGCGCGTAACCCGCGCTGCGACGTTCGGGAGTGCTTGCGGATCCGGATTCTCCCGTTTCGATCGGTACACGTTAGCCGGCTCGATGGGGTGACGTTGCTGCTCAACGATTCGGTTGACCGAGCGCAGAACCACGGGTGCTGGGTACGAAAGCCTTGGCTCGACCCGAGCCTGCCGATCTACTGGCCGGCGGGCTGCCAGGAGGACAGCGTGTGCGTCGCGCCGGTGCCCAGCGGTGAGTATTTCACCGACGCCGACTGGCGACCTGTTGAAGGCGCGTACGGCCGGTGGTCCGCGCTGCAGCGAGCGGTGATCGACTGGTACCTCGGGTGCTACAACTCGCCGTTGATCCCTGCGGTAGGGGGTTCCTCGCAGCGGAGGTGGCACGATGAGCTATCGCGAGAACCCGAAGACGAAGGGTAGCGGGATCGTCTGCTGTATCCCGCAGCGTGGGCGGTGTCCTATCGGCTGCGAGGACTGTTTTTTCCAGGGTGGTCGGTCGTACCTCGAGCCGCTGAACGAGCGTACGCCGAACCTTCCACCTCTTAAAGATACTGAGTATACCGTCGTGCGCGTGAACGACGGGAACGACTCGGACCACCAACGGGGGCTCGTGCTCGAGCGTACTCAGTTGTACCGCCATAAGTTCTATAACACATCAGTTTCTCGGGATCTCGAGGGCTTCGGTGCGCCGGTGGTGTTGACGGTCAACCCAGGGAAGTTGACTGACGGGTGTGCGCACTTGCTCGAGGAGGTCCCGCCGAATCTCATGTTCGTGCGATTTCGCGCGAACACCTGGAACACCTCATTACTGATCGACGTGATCAAGCATTACGAGCCACGTCGGGTTCCGGTGGTGCTCACCTTCATAGCGTATTATACTCATGAGATTCCTGAGCAACATCAACGATGGTATACCTTCCGTAAACGCGTGCAAAATCCCTCGTGGGTGATCACGCAGGACGGGTGGCACTTCGTTCGGGGTCCTTACCGCGATTATCCTTGGGTGCGCACCTGCGGACTCAGCGCGGACGTGCACGAGTGTCGGTTCTGCGGTACCTGCCTGCGGGAGTACTTCGCGACGGCAGAGCGGTTGCGTACAGGAGCACCTCGGTGAGCGTGCGAATAGCACATTTGACCCCTAAATAAACCATTGTTTTTAGTGGGATACGTATCGCGATCTACCCCCTTATCTTTCTGCGACAGACCAGGCTCACCCAACCCAACGGCCTCGCGCAGACCGCGAGGCTCACCACACGGTTCGTGCGCGCAGGTGGAAACTGGTGGGTCACACAGGCCACCTGGTGCCTCGTGACCGGTGTTTCACGGTCGGATCGTCGTTTTGTACCACACGAATGAAAATCGTCTCAGAACGGCTCTCAGTGGCACGTTCTAACCACCTGGAATGATTAACAAAAATAATTCATTTTAACTGTCGTTTCCGGTTGACGTCAGCGAAAGATTCGCTTACTCTAGGATCATGACGACGACACAAGACAAGAAGCAGCTCACCTGGACAATCACCCCTACAGCACTGCGCAGCGGCACCTCCGGCGACGTGGCTGGTACCAAGCTTCCGGCCGCTAAGACCGGCCTCACTAAACAACAGGCGGCCGGTGTGGCCAAGAGGCTGCGGGGCTACGAGCTCGAGATCACTGACTCCGATGGGGGATGCTGGGCGATCAAGGGCGGTCGCCTCGTACGCGGTAAGTCCACCAAAATCGAGCTGTCGTCCGAGCAGCAGGCCAAACTGGACGACGCCCGCCTGCGGCGTGACCTCCGCACTGATCGCGAGCAAGTGGGTGCTGACCGCAGCCCCCTGGATGTGCTCGAGCTCGAGGACCTAGGCGACTACAGCCGGTCCTACGACGTGTACGGTAGCCCGGCGGACCCCGCCTCGGCGACCGAGGGTAATCGCAGATCTAAATTCTAACCTATCAGAGGAGACGAAGATGAGAGCCAGCAATCTAGTAGTAGTCGAGACGATCCCCGAGAGCCTCCGAGCCAGCCACGCGGCCGCGGGCAACTCAGGCTCCTGGCCCCACAATGGCGCCGAGCGTATCGTGATGGACCGTGCCGACGCCGAGGAGCTCGTCGAGCACGATCCCGAGTGGTCGGAGATCCTCGAGGGTGAGGACCCCGCGGACTACGGCGATAACGACGAAACGATGAAAGAGATCACCGACGAGCAAATCGAGGCCCTGCGATCCGAGGCTGCCCAGGCAGGCGATACCCTGCAGGTGGCGCTGTGCGACGTCGCCCTCGCCAGCGGCCTGACCGACATGGCCGAGGTGGGTGAGCACCGCGCCGAGCTCGAGACCCTAGGCGTCGTACCCGAGCATGTGGATGCCGATGTGAAGGCACGCAAGCTCTGCGCTCAGGCTATCGCCGACGACGAGCCAACAACGACACGTGATGAACAAATCGATAACATGGAGCTCATTATAGAACAGCAACTGCGCGTCATCGAGGGGCTCGAAAGAAAGACGAATCTTCTCCGGCGATGTATTGAGGAGGGTCATGATATGCACGATGGTCTCATTGCTCCCCGCATTTGCCACAGATGCGGCTATATACCCCGTGAGCTCTGCGCCCGAGCCGACGTGCGGGACCAGACGACTCTCGAGGAGCAGTGGTGGGCCTGGCACGACGAGGACTACAGCAGGTGGGAGTATGAGACGGTGCAAGAGGCTGAGATCGCCTGCGCCGCATGGGTGCGAGGTGAGTCGGATGTCGGGCCTGACCGCAATCGCGACGACGGCGACGACGAGCAGGAGACGATGTACCATCTAGACAACGGACCACCCCACCCATTGGCGTATCTGATGAGACGCGCTGCACGGGATTGCCGCACGCAGGATCTCGAGGCTTTACGGATCTGGGCTACGGATCCTGCCCGAAAAAGCGGCGACAGGTGGCTGTCACCGCTCCGATATAGGTATGGGACATCTGCAGGGCAGCCGCGTCTGGTGGTCACGGTAGCCAAGCAATAGCCCGTCTGCCACGCCCTCCCGCCGTCGGGGGCCGGAGGGTATGGCAGCGCTATCGCTCGAAAGGAGACCTATTATGTCACACGAGATCGACGATACCAACGCCGTTTACACCGACCAGCAGGCCTGGCACCGCATCGGGACCGAGATCCCCCGATCCGAGACTTTCGCAGATGAGCTCCGCGCCGTCCGGGACGTCATGCCCGTCCTGTTCAGCGAGTACGACGAGTACGACGCGTTCATCGTCACGAGTGACCCGACGTTCGTCGGGGGGAAGACCTACACCGTGAGGAACGGCGGAAAGCCGAAGCCCTGCCGCATCGCCCCGGTCCCCGACGTCAAGGCGATCGTTCGCCGGCAGGACGGCCGCGTCATGCGCCGCACGGTGGGCGCCGAGTCGTTCTACCTGCGCCAACCAGCTGACCTCTGGCAGCGCGCCGAGACCTTCGCCCGCAACGCGCCTAACGCGCACCTGTCCTTCGCGGCTTACCTCTACCAAGGGTCGCGGCTCTTCGTCTGCCTCGACCTCGGGTCGGTCGAGATCAACGGGGAGGAACACCAGCGCTACCTGACCCTGGTGACCGGGTTCGACGGCTCCAAGGCCGAGGAGGTGATCCTCAGCGTGCAACGCGCGGTGTGCGCCAACACGGTGGCCGTGGCTCGCTACGACGCGCAGTCCGATGACCCAGCCAAGGCTTACTTCAAGACCAAGCACACCAAGTACGCCGACCGCCGGATCCGTAAAGCTGACCTCGAGATCGCCAAGGTGCTCGAGCAGTTCGGCTTCATCCAGCGCCAGCTCGAGGCGCTGCCACGGATTACGGTCGACCCTCGCATCGCTAGGGACCTCATCAGCGAGTGCCTCGAGCGCACTGGCCGGTTCGACACCGCGTCGGACTCGCCCAAGGCCCGAGCCAAGTCGGTCATCGACGAGATCCTCGACCTCTACGAGGACCCCCGAGCGGACCACGCGAAGTGGCACGGGACCGCGAATGGTGTGTACCAGGCTGTGACCGCGTACTGGAGTCATCACAGCACGGTGCGCGGTGCTCGCAGCGCGAAGACCGGTACGACTAGGTCACCAGCAGCAAGGACTCGTCTGACCGAGTACGCCTACGACACCGGAGCGAAATCGGTGATGGCCGCGACCGAGGTCATGGCGGAGCTCGTCGAGCACCGCGGTATCACCCTCGAGGAGGCTGGTGTGCACGTCGGGGAGCAGCTCGACGGTTCGGGCGCCGTCGCTGCTAAGGTGATCTAATTCCAAGGCCCTCCGGGGCCCACCGGTGCTCCTCGGTCGCGGGTGGTGCCGGTGGTTCCCGGATGGACCGGGGACGGGAGGTAGAGATGAAGGACTACACCGTCTATGTTGTGAAAGAGCTCGGCACAGGGCGCTATTTTCGAAAAAGGTCCATCGTGCACGGCCTGCGCATGGTAGATTGGACCTACACGAGCGACAGAGCTTTCAAGACAGATCGCCGTGGCGAGGCCAAGGATGTCGTGCGCCAATTGATCATCGACGGTTATGCCGTCGACATCTACGTACACAGCAAAGGTGCTCAGTGCAAGCCCGGAACCGGGATCTCTCGACGTCGCATCGCGTGGTGTCTGTCGTTGTCGATCGTGTTTGCCTTTCAAATCGCGTGCGTCACCTCTCAGGGGGTGGCGTTCGTCGACCACACCGGGTGGGCCGACGAGGCGGACGTTCGCCGCGCGGTGGAGCTCGTACTCGGTCCCGACGCGTGGACCAACGCCGACCCGCTGCTCGAGATCTCCTTGGTGACTACCACTGAGGACCTCGGGCGGGGTTGCGATGGGGACACCGAGCACCACGGGTGCTTCCACCGCCGGAGCACCTTATTTGGTGTTACTGATACAATCACCGTACTATTGCCGGAGTACGCGGTTTGTTTCGCCGACGCGGGTTACTCGGTGCTCGTGCACGAGCTCGTGCACCGTTGGCAGCACGATCATAGGTTTCCGAGCGGCCACCCTATCGAGCTTTTTGGAGATCGGCGAGACAACGGTCACGGGGGTCTTACCGGTCAGCTCGAGTGCAAGCTAGCGGAGGAGATCTGCCCCTGGTACGCCGAGCTCAGCCCGCGGTGTGCCGGTGATTGAGCTCTGGCTAGTGCTCTCCTACCTCGCGATGTTCGGAGTGGGTGTGGTCCTCGGAATCGGTCTCGCGCAGCGCTACCGTATCCTGTGGTGGTTCGTGACATCTCGCGCTGACGACTACGCTCCGGCGTGCCTTGAAACTCCGATCGGCTTTAGTCGTCACGCGACCACGCGAGATGATTCCCAGCCAGCCCGTGAGGCAGGTAGCGCCAGGCGATCGCCATGCGATCGGCGCCCGTGAAACCCCTCCCGTAATGCCAGGCGTCGGTGCTGGCCAGGCTCGGGTTACGACGTAAGGTGATCGCGTGCTCGTTGGAGAGTACGCGCGAGAGCTCGAACTCCTCGCGGTGGTGCTTGTGCCCCGTGTGGATCTCGCAGTACGTCGAGCTGCTGATGTGCTCGCGCGCTTCGCTGAACAGGTTCCCAATAGCTTTGTTGGGTTGGATCAGGTGCCCGTGCGCGAAGCCTAGCAGCACCTGCTCCCAGAGAAAGTATTTTCGCGGGATGGCACGGATGTCGAAGGTGATCCCTGGGGTCTCACGATAGTGGGCCTCGAGCACCTGGCAGAGCCACCAGGACGAGGTCTCATCGTGGTTGCCTGGAATGAGCACCACACGCACATCGTTGCAGATCCGTCGAAGGCGATCGATGATGTGCTTCTGAATGAGAATGCCAGCCTTCCAAACCTTGGCTGAGCGGGTATCTTTATCCAACAGAAATCCATCGGTGGGAGTCTCCCCTCGGCTGTTGTCCATGTGGTAGAAGTCGTTACCAACCACGTAGAAAACAGTTTGCACGTTGTACAAAGATAGGTTAGCTACCAGGTCATCCGTAGCGTTGAACAACCGCTTAGTGGCGATCTTCGTGTCGTAGTCGTCACCGGTTTCCTCGTGCCACGCGAAGTTACCTAGGTGCGCGTCCCAGAAACCGAAGACACCCATCTGAGGGGGTCCGCGCTTCGGTACGGTGACCGGGGGCAACTGCTTGTTGAGCAGCCCAACGGCGTTTGCTTCTAAGAACTCCTGCACCGCCTCAGCGAAACCCACCGGCAATCTACGTCGAAGCGTTAACGAAGAATGCCAGACCTTCGTGTGCGTAGTGCGGTCCTTCGATCTGTAAAAGGAGCTCCACACCTTGAACTTCTCCGTCTCCCAGATCGTGGTATCAACCTGCGCCAGGTCGAGCACCTCGGGCTCGCTGTACGGTCGATCCACGCTACCTGCAGTGATCTCGTCCCCATGATGAGACACAGCTAGCAGAGCGTCGTCGAGCTCAGGTGGATCCGGGTAGGCAGTATCAGTCTTCTTGATACCTCGATTGCTCGCGTATCTCTGAACGGTCTCGTGGTGACACCCCAAATGACGAGCAACGGATCGAAACGAGTGGCCGGCCTCGAGCAGCTGCTTGATCTTTTGTTGTTCGTTGGTCGTGAATTCCTTGGCTTTACTCACTAACGACCTCCATGCAGGATGGCGTAGGCTCCGGCGTAGAGGAGCGCACCCATCACAGCGGAACCTATCACCAACACACCTACGAACCAATCTTGAAAGCTTCCCTGGTGCTCGCCCTTTCGTTCGCACAACCATCGAGCTTTGGCCGCCACCAGGTGGCGTTTTAACTCAGCATCGACTAGCGCTGGCACTTCGATCAATCGCAAATCATCTAGCTGCAACTGAAAGCGCCTGGGTAGGTCGAGAGCCAGCTCGAGAACGTGACTTTCGAAATCGCTTCGCTCGATCGACAACCACACCCCTTCACCGAGCTCGAAACCCATCGGTGTGGCGAAGCACACGGCATCCTGCGGCGTAGCATACAGCGGCGGGAGATCAGAGGGCCACGATGGGAGCTGCGGCGCTCGCCAGACGCTACGGGTCGCGTCGATCGGGATCCGGTCGTTTGGCTCGAGCAGCTGCGTCGAGCCGGCGGTGCAGGTCAACCAAACCATCATCGGGAACATGCTTCGTCTCCGCTTCGGTGTTTCTCGCTCGGGTTTGCTCATCCACCAGTTGCTGGGTGCGCGCCAGCTCGTCGCGGGACCGCTGGTCGACCTCGACCGCTGCGCGTTCGGCCTCCTCGAGCTCTCGTTGCTGGGCTCTTCGAGCTCGCAGCGCACGAGTGAGCAGCTGCCACCCGAACAGGACGACGGAAACGGCTCCGACCACGACTACCAAAAAGCGATTCCTTAACCAGCTCACTTCTGCGTACCCTCTTTACCTGGGGTAGCGCGTCGCATAGCCTCGATCACCTTCGGGGCGTGCTCGAATGCGTTGCCGGCCGCGAGGATCCCTCCGAAGGTGGCTGCGATCGTCGACGACCCGTCGATGAACTGCGCGGAGCTCATCTTTTCGGTGAACAGGAAAGCGTAGGAGAGCACTACCTCAGCCAGGAAGAAGGGTGGTACGAAAGCGGCGATCTTGCGTCGGCCAACCTTCGTAGCGATCTCCATCAGCCCTTCGACCAGAGTTAGCAGCTTAGCGATCATGAGAGCTCCGCACGACGTGACCTCCAGCCGATCCAGATGGTACCACGTGCTACGGCGGAGCGTCAACCGGAGGTTCGTAGCGGGCCCCTGTCGCTTCGATCACAGCGCGGAGCATGCCCTTGATGTCTTCCTGGCTGTTCTCGAGAACGGTCACCCGCGCATCGAGCTCATCGATCTCCTTCCGTGCCGACCACGGATCCGCAGCGTTGACTCTATCGCAAAGGGTAAAGCCGGCGATCGCTCCGCCGAGCAGCGACGCGGCGATCCCTATCGAGGTTACGTACCATTTTGTCCTGCGTGCTGCCATTGCTGCTCCTACGGAACGGTTACCTCGAATTGTCCAGGCGGATCGTAGGTCACGGTGAAGACAGTCTTGCCTGTGTCTGTGTTGCATGTCGCACTGACCACGGTCCGATCGATGCAGGGATCCATCATGGTTGCGCAGGTTCCCGGCGTTTTTCCATATTCAGTGTCGAAGTCACTGCAGGTAACGTTCTCGATTTTGGCCCAGAAGTCGATGACCTGTTGGTTGCTGTTGTTCACAGTCTTGATGAATGTCTTCGGGACATTAGCCGCAATACTGCCAAGCAACAAACCAGAGATCAAAGCAATGATTTTCTCTGTCATGGTAATCCCTCCTTTATGGTGACCAGTAGCAAATAACTACTGTCGCTTCCCCAGCTGAAATCGTACTCCAGTCATTATCGACTGTGATAGTAACGGTTACGCTCTTCGCGGCGTCATGCCAAGCTGTACCTGACGGAACACCCAAATCGACGCCACCTGCATTAGTCGTGTAAACATCAGGAGTGCCTGTGCTATATCGGTCCGGATCAGTACCATCGCCTATTTGCACAGTCGCGGTCGAGTTAGCGCCACCTGCAAACCCTGTCAAGTCGTGCAAGATAGCACGCTGCGCAACCGCACCACTCGGAATACCGTTATTCAGAACGAGCGTCCCGACAACACCGCCTCCGTCCACGAAGTCCGCGTAGGATATGGTTTGGTTGATGCAACCGAAACCCCCACCGTCGCCGCCAAGAGCGAATCGATTACCGCTAACCAACAGGTTGGCCGGCCCATCCTCTTCGTCATAGATGGCGAGCTCTCCGTCGGTTGTGTTGCCATCCAGTTGAATGGCTTGGGATCTATCCCCAACGAAGAAGTCCTGATCCCCGTCATTCATAAACCAAATCTCGCCGGTTGTTGTTCTTATCGATAACCCAGTGTATGCGGGCTCGTACTCCATGATGTAGTCAAGGCCGCTACCAAGATATACTTCCTCGTTATCCTTAATCCACAAGTGCCCTTCTATGACAACCCGCCCATCAAAACGGGTTTCCGCGTCCACCTCCATTTTGACGCCTGTGATGTGTACATCATTCGCACCCACGCTGAATCCGGAGGCCGCAGGCGGCCCAAACGTCATTTTGGCGTCGGGGTTCGTCACTGACGATGCCCGTAGGACTATCACATTAGCACCAGCGTCCTTGTAGAATTCCAGCGGATCGCACGGCGATCCCTCGCAGTCTTTCTGGGTAAGCCGTAGTCCATCAGGAGTGCCGCCCGTATCGTGCTCGATGCAAAAGTCATCATCGTCGCCCAGGCACAACGGGATATCGTCGGGCACCTTGATGCCCGTGGATGTGATGTCTACTACGTCCGCACCACCTGCCACGCAGCGCCACGTGTCTGCTGCCGCGTGCCAGCAGTACGTGTTGGGATCAGCCCCGTAGTTTCCGTAGAACTTGTTACCAGCGAGATCGGCGTCAGCGACGAACGTTCCGTCGAAGTCCGGCACGGGTAGCGTATCCCCGATCGTACCCTGTTGAGCTCGAGCTCCAGCTTCTCTTGACCACAAACCCACAACCGTGGCGATAACGATCGCCGTTACCCAAGTGATCAGCCAACGATTCATCGCTGCACTCCCGCTCGCATAGAGATGGACTTCACCAAGTCAGTTCCGTCCGGTGTGCCCAACGCGGCTACAGTACACTGAAAGTACTCCGCGCTGAGCCCGACGAGCGACCACCGCAGTGCGCCCGATGCGCTCACCGGGATCCGCAACAGCTGGTTGCTCCCGTCGTAGGTGCCATCCGTCGAGGTTTCCTTGAACGACTGGTGCGTTCCGAGGGCCGAGGTTGACGGGCCGTCCGCGCAGCTCAACGTCACGTGGGTGACGTTACCGCTCCCGTGCTCGTAGTCCACCCAAACGGTTACCGTGTCCCAACCTCCGATAGCGATCGGATCGAAGGTCACCGCCGAGGTCAACGGCGCGTCGCTGATCAGCGTTCCGCTCGCCAGCGCTACGTAGTCCGCGTAAGGTTGCGGGCCCGGACCAGTTGCCAGGACCAACGCCAGTAGAACTGCTCTCATAGGCCTCCTCCTGCTTACCTTAGAGTTGCACCTGCTGTCCCGCGAAGTCAATACCCACGGTCTGAGTGGTACCGAAGGCGTGCCTCAGGTAACCTCTGATCTTGTCTCCAGCTAAGAATCGTTGCGGCCCTGAGATGGCGTAAACTCTCGCGTAGACCGTTGCGCTGGCTGTTCCGTTAGCGATCACTAGGTCGGTCTCGGATCCACCCACCTGCTGGTACGTCAGCTTCGTCATGATCTCGTAAGCCGTGGCCGACGTGGGAAAGATACCGGCGAAGACGAACGAGTACAACCCATCACGAGGGACCACGTAATAGTCATTCGTCAGATCGAGGTTTCCGCCGTAGTCAAAACCGTTGTAGGGCGAAGCCGCCTCGATATCAGCTTGCACCCAGGTACCCGTTGCCACGGAGGTGCCAGAAGTGCTAACCCCTTGGAAGGCATCTAGCTGCCTGACGAGCTCAGCTCGGTCAACGTAGATGTTCGGTGAAACGGATCCCCCGCTGTACGTTCGGTAAACCAGCACTCTCCCGTAACGAGCTGTCGACGGAGCCACTACCTGAATGTAGTTCTCCACGTCGTACCAAACGTCAGCTGTAACCGATCCGATGTCGTAGGTGCCGTAGAAACTGCTCAGGGGGGGCGCTGTTTTGTTGATGTCCTCAAACTCCACCATGACGTAGATCTGCGCGTCGCTGTCCACCGCATCAGAGAGGAACCTAGCCCGCACCTTATACAGATCTCCCTCGGTCACCGGGAACCACTCCGAAACCGCACCAACCGATGCGGTCGCGACGGCTCTGAAGTGCAGCGAACGACCTCCTGACAGCTGTACCGAGGTCGAGTAATAGATGTCAGCCGAAGCCCCGTACGACCCATAGTGCTCCGCCCAGCGATCGGGCATGTGCGTAGTGGGGTCCAACGTTTGAGCGTTGAAGTCCGGATTAAACGTTAGGGTAGCCTTCTCCGACTCGGGGTTCTCGTGGTAGGGGCCCACCAGTTGCGTAGCCACGAGTACTTGCGTACTCGTCGCTGCGACGTTCCCAGCCTCGTCGATGATGATCAGCTTCGCGTAGTACGTCTGCCCTGGAACGAGCCCTGCGACCTCGAACCGAGTCTGCCTACCCGAACCCTTGAGGTTCGCCGCCGACGGCGTGAACCCGCTCGAGGTAGCTACATGACACCGGGTGTAAGCCCAATCATCGATCGGCGGATCCATCGTCCGGGGATCGTCGTAAGTCACGATGATCCCCATCAGGTTAGATTCGATAGCCACATTGCTCGCTGCTGCGTCCGCGTAGTGGTCCGCCTCCGGAGCGATGCCCGGCAGGGTCTCCAGCTCGAGCCACCTGCGCAGACCTCCGGACGGCTTCCCACGCACCTCGACCGTAGTCCGGCTAGCTTGTTTGTGGCTAACCGCGTGCACCACGCTGCTCACCGCGAGGTCCTGGTCCGAATCGAAGTACCGACTCGTCGCGAGCCACCGGTAGAGATCCCCAACCTCCGCCGGCCAGAACAGCGGAAGCACGAACCCCGCGAGCGCCGTAGGCTCCGCGAGATCCGATAGCGCGGCATCCCCTAACGCGTTCGCTTCGATCAGCGTGTCGATTAGCGAACTGCTGCTCTCTGCGATATCCATCGCGCGCAGCCCGTACTTGTCCTGCGACGACGTGTCGTTACGGGTAGTCGTGGTCCGGTCGTCCGCGGTTCCGTACGTTACCCGCACCCGGTTCCGGATATCGGCGATCGATAAACCTACCTCCGAGAGGTCCGCGATGAAGTCATCGCTGAACTCCTCGTCCGGCGTGGTCTTGCTGCGGTCGGGTTCGTAGAACGTCAGCGCGAAGGCCGCGAGGTTCGAGTGCCACCGGTACCGCACCTGCCAACCGATCTGTCGCGCGATGTCCTCCTGCAGCGCAGTGAGGAGACGCCGCTTACCTTGTTTGAACGTCTTCACCAACCAGTCAGGACTGTCGTCCCACGTCCCCCCGTTACGGTAGAGCGGATCGGACAATGTGCCGTTGACAGCGTAGAGCGTCACCCGGCTCTCCCCCGCGATCCACACCGTGGCGCTCGAACCGGTCGGGATGGTTCTATTAGACGGATTCGAGATCGTGATACTCGTGTTAGGCACGATCGACGCGATCTCGAATAAAGGTGCCTCGGTCAAGCCTACGTAGTCCCCCACGTCCACCTCCGACGTGTCCGACGTCGTAACGGTGGTAGTGCCGTTCCACGTGTACGTCGCGACCAGGGTCTCTAGGTCCTGGCTGTAGTCGTCGAGGAGGTCCTGCATCACGAGCTCAGCGCGTACCCCGGACGCCGTCCCGTACACCCGTTGGGTCTCCATCCAGGTATCGAGCAGCCGTCCGCCTTGGTCCCGGCCGCGGATCTCGATCGTCGCGCGGTTGATCTTGTAAGCGTCGATCGCTCCTCGGAACACCTCGTGCCAGTCCGTTGCCTGCGGCTGCACGTCCAGCGGCACCACCGCCATCTCGATCACTACCGGACGGTTCAACACGATCAGCGCTCCGCTAGCGTTGAGCTTCGAGGCATCGACGAACGGCGAGAGGTTGAGGAAGAACTGCGCCAGCTCGAGCGTTGCCTTGAACTGCACGCACGCCGCGTCGACGCCGTCCTGCACCCGCACCTCGTGCACCCAGTCGCGTCCCTCGAGGTCCGATAGGTTCACCCAAGTACCTGACCGCAACACCTTCACCCGTGCGTGCGCCGCTCGCTCCTGCTTGAGGAGCACAGCTAGCTCGTTGGCCGTTACGCTTCTCACCGCTCCTCCAGCTCGAACGAGAGCCGCTCGAGGTGCACTTGCCAGCTCCCGTCGGCCACCGCTTGCACGTAGGGACCCCCGGCTAGCTTCCCGATCGCTTCCACCGACAGATCGGTCTCACGGATCGCGTCCCCGTGCACCAGCACCCGCGGAAGCGCTGACTGCGCGCGGCCGAACGCGTACCAGTTCGCGATCTGAGCAGCGCTCGCGGCGTAAGGTACGATCAACAGGTCGTCGATCAAACCACCGCTGAACTGTGCACCCCCGTAGGTATTACCGATCTTTAAAAAACCAGCTGAAGCTATAGCTGGGATCCCTGCCGGATCGGAGTAATCAACTAGAATACTATCAACATACAACTCCTTGATGTGCTCAAGCGATGTCGGAGAAGTTCGTAAAACAGCGGTAATCATATGCCATTCCTCGTCATTCCAGATACCGGTATCACTTAACATATCCCAATTACCAGCCGACGCATCAGTAGTAATAAAGGAAACATTATCAACTGATGCATCTCTAAATACTACAAAGCTATTAGCGCCGACGGTCGTACCGATGGCAAATACATACCTAATGTCAGTAGAATTATGATAGAGGCTCCTGGCCCAACAGCTGAAGGTTAGATCACGATAACCACTCAGAACCGATGAATCGTATTCCAACACCCCCGCTGCCCGCGAACCGTCCACCCACGAGGTGGGTACTTCGCCTTCCTCGATCTGAAGCCCGTCGCAGTAAAACACGCTAATGGCGTTTCCTACCTGCTCCTCGATCTCTAATCGGATGCTACGACAATCGCTTCCCCCGATCGTGATCGTGCAGACGAGCCAGTACCAGGTATCAGCGGTCATCGCTAGGGAGTACGTCCACGCTCCGGCTGCAGCGTTAGTCACGTCGTACAAACGAATCTTCACCAACTCGTTGTCCGACGGCGCCTTGACGTACACGCTCCCAGAATAGGTCTTCCCAGCGCTACCCGCACCCGGATCAACTGCAGTGGTATAAGCACCGTCAGTGGGAAAAGACCCGTTCGTGGTCACCTTGAGGGACTTAGTGCCCTGCCAGTAGTTGCTGGTATCGACGGCGAGCACCGCCGCGTTGATCGCGCTGTACCCCGTGGGGGCGTTCTCCGCATCTCTGGAGTCCGCCCCCAAGATGTTGGTAGTCGCACGTTCTACAGCCACCGCTCCGGTGTACTTGCTCTCGAGGTACACCGGGGCTCCGTCCGCCGCGGTCCCGCTGCGCAGCGTTCGCACCGCACCGCTCTCTGCCGGAAGCCCTTTACCGCTGTAGTCGTCAACGTCGAACGGCCAGCTGTGACCGAGCCCCTGCACGATCGCCTTTACGGCGGTAGCTTCCCCCCGTAACAACGGAGTGGTCTCCACCTTCCACACACGCTTCTGCGTCAAGCGGTCCACCAAGGGCGTCCCAACCAATCCGTACGCCCGCGAACCGACTTCGCGCACGCTTTCCTCGAAGCTCGCCACGCTGATCGGCCGGCCGTTGAGCTCTAGAAAACTCACTTTGATACGCTCCGTGGTGCTCCTATCACCGTTGTACCCCGTTCCCCGAAGTTCCGATTGCGCGCCGCTGCCGCCAATCGGTCCGCCGCCTCCTCAGGATCACTGACCTGCACGATGATCGTAGCACCCTCAAAGGGTGCCGAACCCCCACCTGCGCCAGCCACCGCCGCGGGCACCACGTCCTCACCGACAATCGCTCCGAAGCGAGCCGAAGCTACCTTGAAGACGTCGGGTACGTTGCCCAACGAGGCGTTGACCTCCTTCACGGTGGAGTTCAGGTCACCCATCGACGACGTGCTCTCGTCCACCGCCTCGGTGTTATCCTCGACTGAGCTCGTCGCCTCATCGTAGGCGGACGACGTGTCGTACATGTTTATCTTTGATCTCCGCAGAGCACGTGCTGCTCCGCCAGAGAAGATACCCACTATCTTGGCAACGATCTCGATCAAGGTGTTCCAGATCTTGGCCACCACCGACATGATCGCATGAAGAATCTTCCCCACCACCATCAGCACACGACCTACCAAATCAATTATTGGAATCAACAGCTTGAGAATTGAAAACAGACCTAACAACGGCGTCAGGATGTTACCCAAAGCGGCGATCACCGGGCCGAGCGCGTTGAAGAAAGGCTCAAGCACCTTCACCAAAACACCAAAGATCCTCGCCCCGACCTTCAGAAGTGTCTTGAAAGCTTTTGACTCCTTGAACAACGACGTAAAAGCTGCGGCTGCAGCACCCCAGACACCACCCTTAGTAAAACCTTCCACGGTACTCGTGATCAGTTCCCCGGCGCTCCCAAGCGAGTCCACCACCGAGTTAACCATACCCCCTGCAGCGCCCATAACTTTCGCAGGGCCTTCCCCCCTCGCCTCACCTTCGGACACAGCTGCTTTGAGCTCGAGGTCCGCCGACGCTTGCCTGAATGCATCAGCCATCGCAGCGCTTAACTCTGAAACCATCATACCACGATCTACCTTGCCACCAGGAGCACCAGGCACCGTTGCCATCGCAGGTGCAGTAGCTGCAGCGAGCTGCGCAGGCATGTCGAAGGCATCCTGCATCAATTCGTCGAAAGTGGCGGTAAACAAACTCTTGATCGTCGCGAAACCGTCCTTGAACGAATCCACGAAGAACCCACCAATGGTTTTCGCCCCCTCAGCCAGGTCGTCGACGTAGTACCCAAACACCTCACCCGCATCGCTGAAAGCATCACCCAGAACCTTGCCTATATCCTTCGCCTTGTCCTTCACGTCGTCGAACAACTCATCGGCGGTCGTAGGCAGCTGGATGTCGATCTTCCCCATGGTGATCTTCTCGATCGCGGTGGTCACCCAACCCAGACCCTTCAAGGCCATGTTGACCATTTCCTTAACCACGATCACCACCCACTTCTTTACGAAGACAAAGGCTTCGTAGATCTTCTGCGCAATTGTCTTCGTCGTATCCACGAAGCTCATCACGATCGTTCTAATATAACCGAAGTCAGCTTTCCACGCCTTTTTCAGCAACCCAACATAGAGGATCACTCCAGCGATGGCTCCTACCACCACCCCAATTGCCACGACAACAGGCCAGAACGCAGCAGTGATAGCTGCGCCAACACCTGTAGCCACGGTGCCCAGAAAAGCGAAGCCGGTAGCTAACCCTGGGATCGCCAGCCCCACTAAAGCCAGCACCGCGGTCAGCCCAGCTACCGCAGCCGTCACCCCTCCTAAGATCACAGCCGCGACCTTCCACCCCTTGCCTAGATCTTGAAACCAACCGATCGCCGCGCGGGCCCATTCGTTCAGCTTCCGCGCTGCGGGCATGAGGATCTCCCCGATCTCGATCGCGAGTCGTTCCACCTGGCTCCCCAGGATCAGCATCTGCCCTGAGAACGTTTTCATCTCCGCCTCGGCGATCCGCTTCGCAATGCCACCTGAGTCCTCGAGCTTGGTGATCAACTGATCCAAGGCGTCCGAACCCATACCGATCAACGCAGCCATACCGGGACCAGCGCGCAGCCCGAAGATCTGCATGATGGCTCCGGTGTTCGCCGCGTGTGGTTCGAGACGTTTGATGATCTCAGTCATGCCGAGCAGCTTGCCGCTCGAGTCCGTGAGCTTCACCCCGAGCGAGGCCAGCGCGTCCCGAACCTCGGCCGAGGGGTTGAGCAGCCGCGCGAACGCGCCTCGCAACGTAGTACCAGCCATGCTTCCTTGGATACCTGCGTTACCCAGCAACGCGATCGAAGCCGCGGTGTCCTCAAAACTTATCCCGGCGCTCTTTGCCACCGGACCGACGTACTTGAAAGCCGACCCCAGCTGCGCGACGTCAACGTTCGCGCTGGTGATCGCCTTTACCATTACGTCAACGCTCCCTCCCAACTGCTCCGTGCTCTGCCCGAACCCCGCCATGATGTTCGTAACGATGTCCGCCGCGGAGCCCAGGTCGATCGCTCCGGCCGCAGCGAGATCCAATACGTGCGGCATTCCCCCCACGATTTGATTGGTCTTCATACCAGCCATCGCCATGAACTGCATACCCTGCGACACCTGCACCGCAGTGTACTTCGTCCCCGACGCGAGGTCGAGTGCACTCTGTCGCAGACGTCCGAACTCCTGCGTCGTAGCCTGCGACACCGCGCGCACGCGAGTCATCCCCGCCTCGAACTGCGACGCGGTTCGTAGAGCCTTAACCCCCACAGCTGTCAACGCACCACTTAGGACCCCGGCTCCGACGGCAACCTTGGTGAGCTGACCTTTCATTGCGTCCAGCTGAGCTACGGATCCCTTCATCGACGTAGCGAACTGCGCAGCGTCCGCCCGCAGCTTAACTACTAAGGTGCCTAGAACCGTAGCCCCCACTACCTACCTCGCTCCCGCTTTTGCTGAAAGTACTCCGTGATCTCCTGCCTAGTCATTTCATGTGAGAAGCTCTTACAACCCATGAGGCGGTTGACGGTGATCCTGGGACCCTTCGCCCCCAGGCAACCCCGCATGTAATTCATGAGGTTGGCCTGCAGCTCGCATAACCACAACCGCTGGCGGTGCAAACCACGGTTGAAAGCTCTTACCACGAGCTGCACCTCGACAGGAGTCAGGTCCCAGATCTCGTCGATGCTTAGACCTGCCTCGAGCCCCAGCAAGGTCAACTCGTCG